GTCCGTAAAGGTGCTATCTCTGCCAAGTACGGAGAAAAGGTTCTTATCCCAATCAATATGCGTGATGGATGTATTATCGGTACTGGCAAAGGAAATGAGGATTGGAATTGTTCTGCGCCGCACGGAGCCGGTAGAGTAATGAGCCGGACGAAAGCCAAAGAATTGGTATCGTTGGAAGAGTTTGAAAAATCAATGGACGGAATATATACAACATCCGTTAATCAATCTACGATAGATGAATCTCCGATGGCATACAAGACATTGGATGAAATTGTCGAGAACATCAAAGATACAGTCGATGTGTTGGCGATTATCAAGCCGGTATACAATTTTAAGGCAAGTGAATAAATAAAAAGAGCACCAGTCGTAGAGTGACTACGCAGAGAGCCAAATTTCCAAAATTTTAGGGAAGGAGGCTCTTTTATATTGGCAAGTCAGAGCCTTATATCGGCAGTAAACAGTTATGACAATTACATAAAGCGCAAGGGAATTGATGAACAGGTCATTGATGCGTACATAGATGCTTTGGCAGTTGCTTTTCGGTCAGAACATGACATTGAATACGGATTACAGCAATCAGCAAAAGCAAAAACATATATTGCACAATATGTCAAGGATAAGACCGGCGGCAGAGTTGCAGACCTGGAAGTTTACGCAGGGGATAACAATACTTCATACAAGGTTTTGGAACAATTTTACAGTGCTCTCATGTATGAATCTGCTTATCTTGTGGATAGCTTTTTCTATTACATCGAAATTGATGAAAAAGATCCGTGGAAGAGGTTCTATTTTCCGAGAAGACAGGTTCTAAAGCCTGTAGTCGGAGCATATCAAGAGATTTACGATGGAAAACTGGATTTCTTATCAGTTTCACAACCGAAACGTACTGGGAAAACCACCGGAGGACTAAAACTGGCACAGATGATGGGCGGCAGAGACCCGGACGGAAGCATTTTCGGTGTAGGAAAAGGTGAAGGACTGGTAAAGAGATTCTACGGTGGACTTTTGCAAGGATTTGAGACTGAAAGTACATATCAGCGGTTTTTAAGCGTTTTTCCGGAAGCTACAAAAATCAGCAAGGATGGATATAAGAGCGCAGAGAATCTATCCATAGACCTAAAAAGCAAGAATATCTTTCCAACATTTACTTGCCGACCTATTGATGGCGCAATCGTAGGTTGTACCGAAGCAAACGTGCTTGTCTATATTGATGACTGCGTAAAAAATCACGAGGAAGCAAGAAACCGTGATAGATTAGAGTTCCTGTGTGAAAAGGTCACAGATGACGTTTTAGGACGTAGATTAGAGGGCACCCCCATTATTATCCAAGGAACAAAATACAGCCTGTATGACCCTATTACAGCACTACAGAATAAGGCTGATGAACTTGGATGGAGATGGAGAGAAGTTGCGATTCCGGCACTTGATCCGGTCACGGACGAAAGTAATTGGGAAATATACCGTAAGGACAAGCGAGGCCTTAGAAAAATATTCACTACGGACTATTACCGGAAAGAAAGAAAACTTGTTTCCGAAGAAACGTGGGCGGCAGAGTTCCAACAAGAACCATTTGAAGCAAAAGGGCGAATGTTTGCGGAGAAGGAGCTTAATTATTTTGAGGAACTTCCAGTTGACAGAGAGCCGGATGCAATCATGGCGGCTTGCGATAGTGCCGACAAGGGAGAAGATAGCTGCGCTATGCCAGTCGGATATGTGTACGGTAACGAGGTATATATCGTTGATGTAGTATTTGATAATGCAGGAACACAGTTCACAAAGCCTGAATGCGCAAATATGCTTATTAAGCACAATGTTAAAACAGTCACTTTTGAGAGCAACAGTGCCGGAGAATATTTCGGTCGTGATGTTATGGACATTGTAAAGTCGCATGGCGGCAGATGTAGCGCAAGGTTCAAATTTAACTGTTCAAACAAAATTACGAGAATGGAAAATGCAAGAGATAATGTAATTCGTGATTACTATTTTCGTGATTTCAAGAAAATGGACAGGCAGAGCCAGTACTACAAATTCATGAAGGAATTAACCACTATGACACGTAGCGGAAAAGTAAAACACGATGATGCACCGGATAGCATTGCATTGTTTGAAAATGAAATGAGAGCAGGAACTATGGCAAAAGTAGAAGCAATTCAAAACCCATTCTCTTTCGGACGGAGGTATTGATTATGGTGACTAAAGATGTTTTGTCTCAATACATAGATTTACAGGAAGAAATCAAAGAAGTACAGCAGAAGATTAAAAAACTTGAATCGGATATCAGAAAAATTGAATCGGATGGGAATGTTGTTGACAGCGTATCAGGTGGATGCGGCGGCACTGAACATTTTCGTATTGAAGGATTCCCTTATCCAGAGTACAGCAGAAAACGGACACTGCTTTATTCCATAAAGGCTACTTTACAGCTTTTAGAGGACGATTTACTGCAAAAAAATAATGAAGTCGAAGAATTTATTGCAAGCGTTCAGGACAGTCGTATAAGACGGATCATAAATTTACGATTTATTGAAAAATTATCATGGAACAAGGTTGCTGATAGAATCGGTGGTGGAAACACAGAGGATAGCGTAAGAAAAGCATTTGATCGTTATATGGCAAATTAAAATAATACGGAGGTATAAACAATGCAAATTATTAAAAAAATAGTGTTAATTGTGCTGTGCCATTTATTTGGAGATTATGTATTACAATGTGACTTTATTGCATCAACGAAAGGGAAAAATTGGTATCATTTATTTGTGCACTGTGCATTATACTGCCTCCCTTTTCTAATTGTTTTTGGATGGACATGGCAGTTGCCGATAGTTTTTGCAACACATTTGATTATTGATCCATTAAAAGCGAGATGGAATAAAATTACGTATGCACAAGACCAAGTTTTACATTATTTGGTTGGATTATTATATTTAATCTGAACAAACTTGTCCGATATGTCCGATTTTTCCGTGATACTATTAAGATGCAGAAAGATTCCAAGATATTTTTCATTTCCTCCTCAGATCATGTGAAGACTACAGAAGTACCGCTCTTATCAGCAAGGGCGGTATTTTTGTGCGCAGAAAAGAGGTATTTATGATTTTTAATCAAAAAATTAGAGTGTACTGCCCTGGATGCGGACGGTTGGTCGGTGAATGTAGTGCAAAATCGCATATCGACAAGACATATAAGTGCCGGAATTGCAATAAGATGGTTGTTTACCATACGGAGACCGGAGAACGTGAGATCAAGAAACTTCCAAAAAGAGACCAAAGCAGCGGAATGACATTTATGTAGGTGAAAATATGAACACTATGAAATTTCAAGACCTTGTAAAGGGTTGTCACGGTAGAAAAATTGCATATACGGATGTGGAGCAGATAACCAAAGACAACATTGTAAAGGTTGTTGGTGATTTCATCGGTGTTTTTAATTACAATAAGTCGGTTATCAAGTACTTGTGGGAGTACTACAAAGGAGATCAACCGGTACTATACAGAACAAAGCTGTCAAATGAGGATATAACGAACAAAATCGTTGAGAATCATGCTTATGAGTGGGTACAGTTCAAGGTTGGTCAGACTTACGGAGAGCCTATTCAGTTTGTCAGCAGAAAAGATGATGAAGCTGTAAATAAGGCAGTAGATGAACTGAATGATTACTTAGCAGATGCAAATAAGCATGAGAAAGACATAAAAGCTGGTGAGTGGCAGTCGGCAACCGGAACATCATTCAAAGCTATTCAGATTGTGAATGGAGATGTGCCTATCCGTGTGGTTGCACCTAATCCTCTGAACACGTTTGTCATTTACAACCGCAGTTCCGAAGAGCCGATTTTGGCGGTACAGGAATTAAAAGATGAAAATGGAGAGTGGTACAAACTCTGCTACACGGAATCCCATGAATGTAAGATAAAAAACAGTGCGGTTGTTCCTGATACATGGAAACTTCACGGATTTGGTGGAATACCGATTGTAGAATTTCCGAACAACCATGAGCGATTGTCTGATATTGAACTTGTTATAGACCTTCTGGATGCAATCAATAATACGCAGTCAAACAGAATGGATGGTATAGAGCAGTTTATCCAGGCATGGTACAAATTTGTAAACTGCGAGATTGACGAAGAAGAGTTCAAAAAAATGAAAATGAACCATGCGTTGGTTGTAAAGTCCATCAATAAAGATAATAAGTCCGATGTGGACGTTATGTCTCAGGAGCTTGACCAAACACAGACACAGGTTTCAAAGGATGATTTAACAGACAGCGCACTTTCAATTTTGGGAATACCGAACAAGCAAGGAAACACTGGCGGTGATACGCAGGGTGCGGTTGAGCTGAGAAACGGATGGGATTTTTCAAAATCAAGAGCAAGGCTTAAGGATCCGGTTGTTAAGACAGCAGAGAAGAGACTGGCCAAGGTTGCGCTAAATGTTATCCGCATTAAGAAAGAGGATCTGAAAATCACTCTTAGAGATTTTGATGTGCAGATTAACCACAGTCCACAAGATAATATGTATACCAAGTCGCAGACATTACTGCAACTTCTGCAGTGTGGTATTCATCCTCTTATTGCAATCAAAACGGTTGGACTTTGGGGAGATTGCGAAAAGACTTTCAACCTTTCCAAACCTTACCTTGATGCTCTGTGGAAAACCGCTGACATTATCAACATGGAAGAGCAGATGGCAAAAGCACAAGAAATTGTAAAACAAATGCAAAATAAGACAGTTGCCTAGAAATAGGTAGCTGTTTTTATTTTATAAAAATTCGCAATGCCGTGAGCGTATAAACCGGCAATGTCGATCGGTGTCGTTGCACCGTATAAAAATTCGTAGGACATAACGGAGGTAATTTATGAAGAGAGAAGAACTGACAGCTATGGGTTTGACTGATGAACAGATTGAAAAAATCATTGCTGAGAATAGCAAGGATGTTCAGGCAGCAAACGCAAAAGCAAACAAAAACAGTGAAGAGTTGACAAGACTGCGTGAGTTGGAAAAGGAATACACAGCCATGAAAGATAAGGATTTATCCGATTCGGAAAGACTGCAAAAAGACCTTGATTCTGCAAATGCAAAAATCGCAGAACTTGAAAAGACACAGGCTATTGCGGAACAGAGAAGCAATGCGGCATCCAAGTTTAACATTTCTGCTGAACAGGCATCACAGGTTATCAAAGATGACGGCAGTTTTGACTACGAAGTACTCGGAAAAATTATCTCTGATAAAGAGACTGCTGCGGCACAGGCTAAAGAGCAGGAAATCGCAAACGGAACCACAAATCCTGGCGGTGGTAGTGCTGGCGGTGGTGATGGAACTGAAAGTAAAGGTGCTGAAATGGCAAAGAAATATAATCAGCGCTATGTAATCGAACAGTAAGCAAGGAGGTATAAACGTTATGGCTTACATGAAAACCACTACTTACACTTCTGGTGTAAACATTTTAGCAAGTGAAGTCGGACTTGTGTTAAAAACTTTTGAGGGAACACAAGCAATGGCAACACAGGTAGATGATAAGAAAATCATTAAAGCTGGAACCGTAGTTCCCGCAAATAATTCCTCTGCGAAGGGAATTGTGTTTGAGGATGTTGATATTACGGATGACGAAAAAAAGCCTATTTCCGTAATCATTGCCGGAAGAGTAATTAAGGAAAATCTTCCTGTAACTGTTGACAGCGGTGCGGAGACTGCCCTTAAGGCAAATGGCATCTATTTTGATTAAATTACGGAGGTAAATAAATATGCCCAGTGTATTATCTATGATTACAGACAAGGATAGATTGGATTTTTCCCAAAACTATTCTATCGCAAGAAATTATGTAGGTGACCGTCTTTTCCCTGATATCAAGACCGAGAACCTTGAAGCAGAGTACGAAAGACTTTCCGAGGGAATGGATCTTCCTACCGCAGCAATGGTACACGCATTTGATACCGAGGCTGCTATTGGTGTAAGACCTGGATTTGAAAAAGTAAGCATAGAAAAGCTGCTGATTAAGGAAAAAATCAACCAGTCTGAAAGATTACGCCAGTTGCTGAATCATGGCGTAAGAGAAAGCAACCTGATTGACTATGTATATGACGATATGGGTCGGCTGTCTGATTCTGTTAAGACAAGAACTGAAATCGCAAAAATGGAGGTTATGTCTACTGGTAAGATGACCATTAACGAAAATGGTCTCAATTTTGCTATTGACTTCAAAGTAAATAAGTTTAAGGCACTAAAAGGCTGGGAAGATCCTACCCATGATATCCTTGGAGATATTGCAGACATGGTTCAGATGGCTCTTGACAAAGGATATGTTGTCAATACCGCACTGACTTCTACCAAAATGCGCTCTTATATGCTTAAGAATGAAGGAATCATGAAAGCTATTAAGGGAGTTAATTTCGTTGGAATGGCAATTACTCCGGCAGAAGTGGCAAATCTGTTACTTAGCCTGTATGGTCTGAACATGGTAATTGATGATGATATGTACGGAATTGCCAACAAGGAAAATACAACGAGAACTCCCAAGAGATTTTTACCGGATAATGTATTTACTCTTTATGTATCTACTGGAAACGGAAAGATTGGTACTGGACTTTGGGGCGTAACTCCGGAAGAAGAAAAGGCAAGCGCATTTACAAGCTTATCCAAAAAGCAATTCATTACTATTTCCCAGTGGGCAACTCCTGATCCGGTTGCTGAGTGGACTAAGGCTAGTGGCGTGTTTATTCCTGTAATTCCTAACCCTTATGGAATCGTAATCGGTACTTTAACCGAAGGAGAAAGCGGTTTGGATACATTGGTAGTGAACAGCACTGCAAGCCAAACAACTAATGGATACACGAAAGTAAGCGTTTCCCCTGCAAAAAGCGGCGACAATTCTTACAAATACAAGGTAGCAGATGATTGTAAATTACCTTCTTATCTTGGAAATGTAAAGACGTATGCTACTTGGGATGGCACTTCTGAAATTGAAGCAACAACCGGCAAGGAAATTATGATTATCGAGTGTGATCCTAATTACAGAGCAGTAAAGGCAGGTATTACTACGGTAACTGCAAAGGATGAATAAGAGGTAACACATGGCAGAATATACGACTTTGGAGCAAGTAAAAATCCGTCTGAAACAATTTCATATTGATTCTAAAAGTGATTCTGAAAGCTCCAAGGTCGTGTTTGACCATTTGGAAGAAAATCCTATTTTGGAACAACTTATCAGTCAAGCAGAAGCCGACATCAGAGCAAAAAGAATGTACCCGGAAAGTTACACGGAAGAGAAGATTGCTGCGGATATGAAAAAATTTCAGTCCGTGGTGGTTAATCTTGTCGTGTATGACAGATCGCAAGCCGGTGAAAACTTCATGGCAAGCTATTCAGAGAATGGAGTGTCGAGAACATGGAGAGACCGGGAAGAACTGTTTGTGGGTGTATTTCCATTTGCAAAAGTTTTATAACCCCATCGAAATCGAGGGGTTTAGAAGATTGTGCGTGACCATGTTACTGATTCCAGTAATAAGGTTGCAGGCGGCACACTTTAAGGGTGGTGGGCGGTGTGCCAACAAACAAGGAAGGCGGTATATGATGTGACTATAGAGTTATCTACAGCAATCATTATAAGCGTGTTATCACTCGGTTTTTCCGTCTACATTGGTCTGAAAAACAGCAAAAGAACAGACACAAAGGATATTGAGGAACGTGTGAAAGAAAACACACGCATCAACATGAAACTGGATACCATCCTTGATACTATCAATGAAATGAAAAGCGAGCGTTCAGAGATGAAGAAAGAGCTTGCAGTGCATGAACAGAAGCTGGCAAAGGTTGAAGCCAGTACGGCATCTGCGCATCATAGACTTGATGGAATTGAGGAAAGACTTAACATTAAAGAGAACGGAGGTAAGGAATGATGGATTTTTCACAGGTAGGAACTTGTGTTGCAATCGTGGTTATCTGCTATCTTGCCGGTATTGGAGCGAAGTTGATTCCGGTTATTAAGGATAACTACATCCCGGTTGTTGTCGGCATTGTTGGTGGCATTCTCGGAGTAGTAGGAATGTATGTTATTCCGGATTTCCCGGCAAATGATGTGCTGAATGCGATTGCGGTCGGAATTGTTTCCGGTTTGGCAAGCACTGGTGTAAATCAGATTTACAAGCAGGTGAAGAAAGATGCTTGACATTAACAAGCAGGACATGAAGTACTCACGGCAGGGAGAAAAAGTCACGATTTATAACCGTGACAAAAACGGTAACATTATTTACGATGAAGTGGCAGGTGAAAAAATTCCGTCAATCAAAGGAACGATTACGGAATTTTTAGAACCCGTCCTTTTTTCTGCCAACATCAGCAATAAGCTGTCGGAAGTACTGGTAAAGGAATTTGGTATTGATGATTCCAGTTCGTATTGTCAGATTGTGACCGACAAAGGCTATTTGCCGATTAAGGCAGGGGATGTTATCTGGAAGAAGTCTGAAGTAGGTCGTGACGATGAAGGACTTGTGGACAGCAAGACTGCGGACTATGTTGTCAAAGGCGTTGCAGATGAGGGACTGACAGCAGATTTGTTTTTGTTGCAAAAGACGGTGAAGTAGGTGATTGACTATGGAATGTGACAAAGAAAAATTAACTATTCCAAAACTGGAAAATGGAATTTTCACTGAAAAAGGTGTATGGATTCACGGATGTGACTATTCTAAAGAAGTGTTAGGAACATATGGGAAAGACAATCAATATCAACCTGTTTGACCAAAAGTCCATACAATCGGCTGTAAAGGCTCTTAAAGACTATGAAAATAGTTTAGAGTATAAATGTAGGCTACTGGCTGAGACACTGGCAGAAAAGGGTGTAGAGATTGCTAGAGTGCAGATTGCTGACCTTGATGCTATCTTTACATCGGAACTTTTGCAAAGCATCCATTCGGAATACGTTGGCTCTGTAAAGGGTGGCGGTGTTTGGGCGGTGGTTGCCGGTACAGACCATGCGCTTTTCGTTGAGTTTGGTACTCTTGGTAGCATGGGTGGAAAGAAAGAATATCCATATCCTTTGCCGGAAGGTGTTCAATGGAATTACGGCAGTGGTTCACACATCATGCAATTAAAATCCGGTCAATATGGATGGTTTTACAAAGGCAAAGACGGGAAAGTTTATTGGTGCGAAGGTATGGACAGCAGACCATTTATGTATAACACATCTATGGAATTGCTAAGTGTTGTAAAAACAGAAGCAGAAAAGATTTTTAATGAGAAGTAGGCTCATGTCGTGAGACAGCAATAAGTCCTGCTTTTTTCTTTTTATAGAAAAAAGGAGAGATTTATGAACTATTATATCGGTCAGCGTTTTGGAAAAGTAGTAATCATTGGAGAAGAAAAATACGAAAAAAACAGGAAATATGTAAAAGTAAAGTGCGATTGTGGGAAAACAAAATATGTAAGAACCGATCAACTTAAAAAAGCAAAATCCTGCGGATGCTTAAATAAAAATTCATATGGAATGTCTTCAAAAGATTATGAAAAGCTATACGGAGTTTGGAGCAATATGCGAAAAAGATGCTATGACCCTAAATCTGAAAGATATTATTCATACGGAGAAAAAGGTATTTGCATATGCGAAAAATGGAAGAATGATTTTCATTCTTTTGCTGACTGGTGTTTGGAAAATGGATGGAATCCAAAACTATCTATTGAAAGAATAGATGTCCATAAAAATTATTGCCCTGAAAACTGTACCTTTATAACCATGAAAGAACAAGCAAGAAACAAGACAAGTAATGTTTTGATTACAAAAAATGGAGAAACAAGATGCGCAACAGAGTGGGGAGAACTGCTAGGGATAAACCCAAAATCCATTATGGCTAGAATTTACAGAGGGTATAATGATCCTAATGTGATTCTGTTTCAAGGAGATCTTCGAGAATTAAGGAGGTCATCAAATGGAAAATAATGAATATCAGTGGGTATCAGATTTCAAAGTCAAGATTGCATCGTACTTAAAAATGAAGATACCACAGAGTCATCCAAAAGCTTATGTGACGGACAAAAGTAAGGATTTGTCAGACCCTACATTCCCTACGGTGTACTTTCATGCTATGCCGTTCACAGAGACAGGACAAGACCTTGAAGGACGGTCTGTTAATGGAATCACAGCATCGTACCAGGTGGATGTTATAACCAACAAAAGTCAGGAAGAAGCCGAAGCTATCATGGCTACGGTTGCCGGACTTTTCAAACGTCTGCGATTTCAAATAACTTCCATGCCAGAGTTCAATAATACTTCGCAGGACACATACAGAAGCACTGCACGGTTCAGAAGAAGCGTAGGTGCTGATGATAAATTGTAACTATTAGAGCCATTCGGCTCTATTTTTTTATGCAAATTTAAGGAGGTATAAATTATGGCAGCAGCCGGAATTTCTACTTTAGGCATTACTTTCGGATATGGTACAGAGACAACCGCCGGAACAAAACCTACAAGTTTTAAGCAAATTACAAGAATTAATGCCATTGGCGGCATTAACATTGAACCGGAACAGATTGATGCTTCTGCGTTAGAAGATGCAATCACCAGATATGTAAAAGGTCGTGCAGATACTGGTGGATCTTTTGCAGTCACAGTCAACTTCACATCAGAGACCGTGGCTGAATGGACTGCACTTATCACAGACTACAAGGCTCTTACTGGTGGAAATAGAATGTGGTTTGAAACTGTCATTCCCGGAGAAGAGAAATCTTTCTTCGTTGTGGCACAGCCACCTGAACAAATTCCACAGCCAGAGATCGGACAGAATGAACTTCTGACGATTGAAATGAACCTTACCATTGAGGAATACAAAGGTTTGGATTCTACTGTTGCACTTACAACGGGGGAATAGCAAGTCAGTCAGAAACAAATAACACTGCCGTGGCTGACTTTGATGAATCGGTAGATGAAACATTGATTTAAGCAAAAGAGAGCCGTCTTCGGGCGGCTCCTTTCCAACAAAATGTTGGGGAAAGGATAAAATATGCTAACAGTAAAATTTGGAAAAAAGGAACTGAACATTAAATTCGGTTACGAAGCAACCGTAAAAAACAACATTATTAAGAAACTGGCAAACCTTGAAAAGCAGGAAGACGGCATTGAATCCGTGAATAATATTCTCATGTTACTGCCGGAACTGATTCTTGTAGGTTTACAGAAATACCACTCTGATGAATACGGTTTCGACCCTTACAACAAAGAGCAGAAAGAAGCAAAGTTAAGCGAGGTTTATTCCATGCTTGATGATTATTTCGATTCTGACGAATCTGACATTCAGAAATTATTTGCTGATGTGCAAGGAGAACTGCTTGAAAACGGTTTTTTAGCGAAGCTCCTGAAACAGGAGCAGGAGAAGAACTCCAAGAAAGCACCGGAGAAGTCAGAGAACTAACATGGGAAATATACTGTAAAGAAGTACGTCCTATGTGGCTTTTATGCACAAAAGGATACGGATTTACAGTAAAAGATATAGATTCTTCCTGCCCTGCGGATTTAGAGCCTTATGCAGAAGCGTACAAGCTAGAAATGAAGCAGAGAGACAGAGAAATGTGGATGTGGTGGGGAGAATATGGACTAGCAGCAACATCTGTTGCCGTAGACCATTGCCTAAACGGTAGAAAAGCACAATCGAAGTATATTGACAAGCCTATTATAGAACGTGCGGACATTGCTAATAATGAAAAAGAAATTCAGAAGCAAAGGAAAGCGTTCCTCGCAGGACTTATGGCAATGCAGGCTAATTTTGAATTATCACATCCAAAAAAGGAGAAACAAACATGAGTTTAACAGGAATTGATGTGTCCTCATACCAGGGGACGATTAACTGGTGGGCGGTAAAACAGAACGGTATTGATTTTGCTATTCTGAAAGTTATCCGTAAGGATTTGAACCCGGACAAGAAGTTTGAAGAGAACTGGAAAGGTTGTAAAGAGCACAATGTCCATGTGCACGGAGTATATGAATACGGATATATTACAACGGTTGCAAAATCACGATCTGATGCAAGAAGAGTGCTTACTATTCTTAATGGCAGAAAAGTGACAGTATATCTTGATGTTGAAGATGCCGTTATGAAAGGTCTTGGCAAAAATATTATTTCCATTATCAATGCTTACGGCAAGGTCATCACCGATGCAGGATTACAGTTCGGTGTATACACTGGGGAAAGTTTTTACAAGACATACATTAAGCCTTATGGCGGTGTGAATTATCCCATGTGGATCGCACGGTACGGCAAGAATAACGGCAAGTGTGATGTGAAGTATCAACCGCAAGTACCGAACATGGTAGGATGGCAGTATACTTCTAAAGGGCGTGTAGGCGGCATTGCAGGAAATGTGGACATGAATGTATGGTACAAGGAGTTAGATGCCGTATATGAGGATTCTACAAGCCATAGCAACCCTTATACAGAGCCGGAAAGACTTCTTTATTACAAGCGTCTGACAATGATGAAGGGAAATGATGTCAAGTGGGCGCAGTACGAACTTGTAAGAAAAGGCTTTATGCCTTCTGTAAATGCGAAAGGTAAGACGAACATTGACGGATATTTTGGAAAAACCACTTCTGATGCAGTAAAAGCATTCCAAAAGAGTGTAGGTATCAAAGTGGACGGAAAAATCGGTGCAGTCACAAGAGCATATCTCAAAAAGTAATTTTAGGAGCGGTAGGTGTCACAGCTTACCGCTCTTTTTCTTGGAAGTGACAGACACTTCCTTTTTTATTTCGGTAAAGGCGGTGCTGTATGGCAGATATTGATAATCTTCAAATAAAAATCAGTGCGGATGCGAATAACGCAAGTAACGCACTAAATAAGTTAGCAAACAGCCTTACGAATTTTCAGAGAAGCTTGTCCATTGATACATCCAAACTGACAAGCATTTCTAATAGCATACAGAGTATCGCAAATGCCGCCAGTTCCATGAATACGAGCGGTATTAAGAATATCTCCACATTGACAAATTCCATTAACAGAATGGGGAAAATAGATACAAGCGGATTAAGCAGAATTTCATCTGCACTGAAGACTTTTTCTGCTGACATGGCAGGAACAAAAGTAGATGGAGTAGGGGATATTGCGAGCATAGCATCTTCGATTTCAAGACTTGGTGGTGTGGCATCCGGCAGAGCAATCACAAACATTCCTTTACTGGCAAAGAATTTGAAGCAGTTATTTACAACTCTTTCAACCGCTCCAAATGTCAGTGAGAACATTATCCGCATGACAAATGCACTGGCAGGACTGGCATCTACCGGTGCAGCATCCGGGAGAGCCGCAAACTCTTTAGGACGGAATCTGAACACCTATACGGCAAGCGCAAAAAGAGCCACGAAGAGCACATTCAGTCTTGCTGCGGCTTTCGGAAGATTCTACGCAACATATTTCCTTGTGATCCGTGGAATTAAAAGTCTGTGGAAGTCAATAGAGGGAACTACGGACTATATCGAAGCATTTAACTACTACACGGTAGCATTTAACAAAGTCGGCAAGGAATGGGGAAAGGATTTTGAAAAATTCGGTTACGACAACGCAGAGGATTATGCACAGAGTTTCGGAAACCGTGTAAATGAACTGCTTGGCAAGATGTCCGGTCTGAAAGTAGATGTAGACGGTGGATTGATTTCTGAAAGCGGAATGAAGAACCTGGGACTGAATTTACAGGAGATTACGCAGTACGCTTCACAACTTGCATCTATTACCAACTCTTTAGGGCAGACAGGAGAAGTCACTACGGCAATTTCAAAGTCCATGACAATGCTTGCCGGGGACATTTCATCTCTGTTTAACGTGGATTACAGCACGGTTGCAACTAATTTACAGTCCGGTTTGATTGGTCAGTCAAGAGCACTGTATAAGTATGGTATTGATATCACGAATGCCACATTACAGACCTATGCTTACAAATACGGCATTGAAAAGGCTGTATCTGAAATGTCACAGGCAGAGAAACAGCAGTTGCGTTTACTGGCAATCTTAGACCAGTCCAAAGTATCATGGGGAGACTTGGCAAATACAATCAATTCTCCAAGTAACATGATTCGCCAGTTTACCAACAACGTAAAAGAATCCGGTATGGTACTGGGTCAGTTGTTTATCCCGGTATTGCAGAAAGTACTTCCTGTCATTAACGGTGTCGTAATTGCGATTAAGAGACTTCTTGTCAGTGTGGCAAATTTACTGGGAATCAAGATTGACTTTTCGTCATTCGGTCAAGGTGTATCCGGGTACAATGAAGATTTGGAAGACACGGCAGACGCACTGGATAAAGTTGGTACAAGCGCAAAAAAAGCTAAAAGTTACACACTTGGTATTGATGAATTAAATATCATTGACCCTAACAGCGGTTCAAGCGGAAGTTCTTCTGCTGGTGGAGCAGGAATTGACCTTACAAAGGAAATCATGGATGCTACTGCTGAATACGAAAAAGTATGGCAGGAAGCATTTGACAAAATGCAGAATACAGCTATGGGTTGGGCTGACAAAGTAAGCAAGGTGTTTAAGCCAGTGAAAGATATTATAGAAGATCTGGCGTATGCATTTAAGTTTGATTCGGATGCATGGTTTAAGGTTGCCGGAATGGATACGTCCAAACTGGTAACTGGTATTTTCGATTGGTTCACAAAAGCAATAGATTCTGTGGACTGGGAAAAAATAGGAAGACACATAGGTAGTTTCTTGGACGGAATGGATTGGACAGCAATCTTTACATCTGCCGGAAATTTCATAGAAACTGCCATAGATGCGGCAATCGATCTATGGAAAGGAAGTTTTGATGCTGCACCGATTGAAACCACGATTATCACAGCAATAGGTCTTTTGAAATTCACCGGACTGGGAGATATATTATGGAAAGCAATCAAAGATTCTATTGTTTTGTCAATTGGTGGTAAGGCAGGAGCAGGAATCGGAGAAACAATTCTCGGAAATCTATTAGGAACTGGAGCAGCGGCAGGAGCAACCGGATTGTTTGGTGGTATTAGTGCAGGAGCAGTAGCGGCAACAGCGGCTATCACAGCGGTTGTAGCAGGACTTGCACTTGTATATGCAACAAATGAGGATGTTAGAAAGAGTTTCAAGGAATCAATTTCAGCCATTGCGGATAATCTCACTCCTGCAATGGAGTTTTTAACAACAACGGTTATACCAGATTTACAGAATGCATGGACAGGCCTTGTGGATGTTCTAACTCCGATAGGAGAATTTTTGAAGACTGCATTCACAAGCATATGGCAGGATATGCTAAATCCGGCATTAAAATATGTTGGCGAAGAAGTGCTTCCGAAATTGCAAAGTGCTTTTGAAAATCTTTGGAATGGAGTGCTTGTTCCGCTTGGAACATTTCTTGGAAATATCTTAAAGCCTGCAATTCAAATTGTTGCAGACATACTTACAATGCTTTGGCAAAATGTAGTAGTTCCTTTAGCAGATGCTTTAGGTAGTGTGCTTGGAACAGCGTTTAATGCAATTATTGATATAATGAATTATGTTGTAGAACAAGTAAGTCCTGTTATAGAAGTGTTTAATTTCCTATGGAACAATGTGTTATCCCCGTTAGTAAATCACTTATGGGAAGATTTTAAACCGATGTTTGAAACTGTATTTAAGTTTATAGGGAACGAAATCACATCTTTAAAACTGACATTTTCCGGATTGATAAAGTTTATTTCCGGAGTATTTACAAAAGACTGGTCAACTGCTTGGGACGGAATCAAAGATATTTTTAAGGGTGCATGGAATGCGATAGCTGGCATAGCAGAAAGTGGTGTAAACCTTGTAATTGACGCCATAAACGGCATGACAAGCGGATTGAGAAAAGCATTAGGAGACGCGGCTGGTTGGGTCGGTTTTAATATTGATATTCCTGGCATTCCACATATCACTATTCCGAAATTTGAAACTGGTGGTTACGTTCCAAGCCGTTACACAATGTTCATGGCGGGAGAGAACGGTGTACCGGAGATCGCCGGAACAGTAGGCGGAAAGACAGCGGTTGCCGGTGGAGTTGAAATCACTGGAATCAAAGATGCTATCAACACCACAGCAGAAGCACAAATGCGCATGATGCAACAGGAAATTGACCTGCTTAAACAGTTACTTGCAAAAGAAACATCTGTCAATATCGGTGATAGAGACATAGCAAGGGCAAGCTTAAGGGGTCAGAAAGCTATGGGATTACAGATTATTACTTAAGGGTGGGATTTATTCCCACTCTTTTTCTGTGGAGGAAAACACAATGATAGCAAGACCAAGTGATTTCATCATAGTAAACGGAGTACGCTTTCCGTGCCCGGCTCCCGGAATGGAAATAGTTCGGTCGCAGACGGTTGATTCGGGAAGAAATGTAAATGCTGCAGTTGTCGGTCAAAAAGTCGGAAGAAAATTGTGGAAGATAAATAATCTTCAATGGAATGGTTTAGATGCGGAAACATGGAAAGAAATGCAAGATGCGTTAGAGCCATTTTTTGTGCTAGTTACGTTTACTGGGGACGACAATGTAAGACATACACACACAATGTATCCAGGAGACACTACCGGTAAGCCGTTGTTTTTGGATGATATTTTTTATAGGAACTATGAAACGTGTAAATTCAATTTAATTGATTGTGGGTGGGAAGAATGATAAAAGCTTCTAACGCTTATAAGTCTGCAATGCAGAAAAAGATAAGAGACAGAGCATACATATCAATTACTCTCGGTGTAGTAAATGGTGATGCACAAAATACGGCTCATTTTGACGGTAATTACGCATACTGGGGAAACAAGGTTTTGCCGTTTAGAAATGATGCAGAATATACGGAATATGCTACTTTGGAACAAAATTATATGCGTGTAGACGGTCAAATGTATTTTCTTCCGAGAGAGACAAGCGGATTGTACCAGCTACGTAATGCTCCATTAACTACAAAAAACATAATGGAAACTGTAAAAGTAGCATTCCCACAAGAGTATTCCATCAAAGGACTTACAATAAATTTTGGGAAATATTACCCAACTAGCTTCAAAATTGTTACAGATGAAAAAGAGTTGACTTATACAAATGATAAACACGATTTTTCAACAACAGATGTAATCGGAAACACCACAAATATACAAATAATTCCTATATCTATGGTCGGAGGAAATAAACGGCTTAGAGTAGAAAAAATCGTAATGGGTGTTGGATTGACATATAGAAATAATGATGTGTCAACAGCATCTTTTGAAGAATTTGTTAATGGAATTTCAGCGGAGATTCCATACAGAAAATTATCTGTAACAATACTGGATAAAAATAATGTATACAATGTAGACGATGATAATTCCTTTATCAACTTCCTTGAAACTGGACAAAAAATGGAGTTATCATACGGAATGGTCCTGTCAGACGAAACAGTGGAATGGCATAAAAAAGCCACGATGCTTTTGACTGACTGGAACTCTAAAAAAAATCAAATGTCTTTCACCGCGAATGATGTTCTTTCAACTTTGGAAGACAACTATACAATAGGAAACAAAATATACGATAGAACAGCATATGCAGAAGCTATTAGCATTCTAAAAGATGCAGGATTCGAGCCTGACGAGTATTTTGTTGACGATTGTTTAAGAGATGTGAGCCTACACAATCCAATGCCGGAAGCATCTCACAAAGAATGTTTGCAGTTGTTGTGCAACGCTTCAAGATGCATTTTGTTTGTGGATTCTGACGGAAAAGTAAATATTAAAGCAAATTTTGCGAATGTTATAGATCCTGCAGATATGCAGGTTACATCAAACGGAACTGCATGGTGGGGAAATGCCACGAATGTATTATATGGAAACAACAATGTATATGCAGAGTTGACAAGAAATTTTATGCGTGTAGATGGTTCACAATTTTTTCTTCCGAGGAATACAGGTACAGCCATCGAACAGACAGGATATGTTACGAGCAATGTTTCTGATGAAAATGGATTGTTTTCGGAGAATCCAGTGCTTACATTAAAACTTCCTGCAGCATACACGTATTATGGATTGTATATTTCATTCCATGGTAATCCTCCAAAAGAGATGAAAGTATCGACATATAATGGAGATACACTTCTTAAGACTTTCAAATATGATGATTTGAAAGAAAAATCATTGTTAAATGATGAATTTGAAAACTTCGACAGTATTCGTTTCGAGATAACAAAAGCATATCCTAAAAACAGAGTTTTGATTGATAAAATCAGTTTTGGAGATTTATCTGATTATGAGTTGAAAAAAGACTCCATGACAGAAAATCCTTATGGATACGCAGAAAGAAAAACAAAAGAAGTTTTTGTCAAAATATATACATTTCAAAATGGAGAGGATAATACACCGCAATTAGTTGAAGATAATGTATATCTAAAGAAATCAATTAACAACTCTGGCGAAATAAGGTATTGTGAAAATCAACTTATTTCAACGGAAGATCATGCAAGGACTGTTGCTGAATGGCTTGGGAATTATTATGCGAATAATATTTCTTATGATGTTCAATACAGAGGGGATCCGGTGCTGGAAGCTGCTGATATTATTTTCATGGAAAGTGATATTGTAAACAGCTTACAAGTCGAAGTGGAAACACACAAATTAAACTTTAATGGTGCTTTTAATGGATCCTTACAATTACGAAGAGCAATGAGAACATAAGGAGGTTGTAATGAAAAAAATAATTAACGGTCTTCTGTATAACACGCAAACTTCTGAAATAATATATGTTGATGAAATGACAAACAGGAAAATATTCAGAACAGAAAAAGGTAATTTCTTCTTGTTTTATCCAAACGGAGAAATAGTGCCAAAAACAAAAGAAGATATAAAAGAGTATTTGGGGCTGAATGATACAGAGAAATATATAGAATTGTTTGGAGATGTGGAGGAAGCATAATGTGGGCAGATCCTAAAACAAATTGGTCTTCTGAATGGAATGGTGAAACATATATAGGAGATTATTTTTTATATACAGATTATAACCGTATTAAAAATAATCTTTTGGAACTAAAAAGCACTGCAGAATCTATGTATAAAATATCATCTTTTAATCTTGGAGAGGATAAGGTTGAAGCAGATCTGATTTATGCCGATGAAGTTACTTTATTTGAAACTACGTTGGCAGAAATTAACAGTTCCACTTTCTTATTTCCTGAACAATTTAAAACATGGAAAGAGAATAAATCGGTTCCAACATATGAAGACTGGAACAGGATAGAATCGTTGCAGTTAAAAATATACAATACGTTAGTAGCACAAAGAAAAGCGCAGAACCGACTTGCCTTTACGCTTGGCGGTCAGAAAGGATTTAAGGTGTAATTATGGCAGATTTAAAAACAAACTATGTTGATGATGTATTAGACACAACTAAAAATCAGTTAAGAAAATATAAGCAAATAAAAAATGACGATGGAACTGTTTCTTTTGTTGATGTTACAGAATATACGCAAGTAGGAACATCATTCGGTGCAAAAGACATCAATGATACTAATGCAGCCATAAATGATGTAAATGGCAATTTAGATACAAAAATACGAATAATTACATTATCAGAAAAGACAGGAACGGACAGTAATAGTGGAATTATATATATACCAAAAACATCATATCCTGATGCTAAATGCATTATCCCGTTTGCATATGACAGTACATTGGCGTATCGTATTGGGATTTTTGATGTAAGCACTAATAGTTTTAGATTTGCAGTGCAAACGGCTGTAAACGGGGCATGGGCTGATAGCAAGACTATAACATTTAGTGCCTTAATCATAAAATAGAGTACACACCAATTACGTAGTAGTGGATTATTCATCGCAATCCGATTAAATTAAATGATAATATTAACAGAACCATATACGAAGTTTAATAGTTTTTGCTGTATTATCTATAGTCAAATTTGTGCCGTTTGTGTTTATACGCAGTATTGTAATTTGTTTATCTGCTGATGGCCACCATATAACACCGTATACATTACTATCAGAATCAGCAGGTCTATTCACGTCTATGACTCTATTTGTAGATAAAATAGCATCTGGCAAAGGTATATTACACCACGTAGATGCAGGGCATTTGGCTGTAATGTCAATATACTCTGGTAACTTGCCATTTACAGAAGTAGTGATATCTGTCGGGCAGAGATTAGAAGCAAAAATAAATCAATCAAAAAGAGCATGACGTAAAAGCCATGCTCTTAATCTCTTTATCTGATTCCCCAGTCACCGTCATTGTTGACAAAGCCAACCACATATCCTATCATGTCATCAATAAGATTTTCCGGGAGTATGCTGTTCGGAGACATAAGCGGAACATATCTCCATTTTCTTACACCGTCTTCAATTATATGTGTTTTCACGACAATATATATCCCACCATTACTGGTCACAATACATCGTTCACCGTCTTGCGGTTCACGATCCGCAGCAAGAAGAATAATTTCCCCAGGCAGATAAAACGGCATATAGTAGTCGCAAGGAATTTTCACACCGATATAAGCCTTGGATTTTATGTCTTCCGGCAAATTTTCTATGCACATGGGTTCCACAGCATTTGTGGTTGCGATAATTCCATTCATAAGTTGTGGATTAAGGACAGAAATATACTTGTGCGATTTTTCAAGACTGGAATAAATTTTATCTTGGTGACGTATGAAGTAACGGATAAGGTACAGAGAGTGTTCCGGCAGACTGCGGCATATCTTGACAGATTCCAACATCTTATCTTCCATAGTGCCACAACCTACCAGTTCATCTACACTGATTCCGAAGGCTCTAGCAAGCGCAACAGCGGTCGATAGCTTTGTGTCGTTAGAATTACCGTATAGTAGTGAATTAAGCGTAGAATAAGGCAAATTAGCTTCATCAGCAAGCTTGTAAACCGTCATGTCCGGTTCATTGAGAAATTCATGGAGATTCCCACGAAAACTTAACATATAATTTACACGGTTGACTGATAGATGTGTCGATATTTCTTTGATTCGGTCTTTTTTCATCATGTTTTTTATCCCCCTTTCACATGATACACTTGTAACATCCCTTGAAACAAGGGACTTCAAGTTCTGGCGAGGGCGGTGTTTATTGGCGTTTTCACCGTCCTCTTTTTGTTGATATTTTACAACAATAAAAAACGTGCGTCAAATATATTGATTGTTTAGAACATATGTTCTATAATTTAGGTATCGCTACCAAGTGCGGAAAGATTAGGGGGTGTACTATGGGGAAAGAATATTACAAAGAGGAAATCACAAAGCTAATCAATGCTTGCGATAATTTACACTGGTTAGAGTGCATTTATGCCTATGTTAAAAAACTACTTAGATAAAGGAAAAGAGCCAAGGACTTGCGCATTGCCCTTGGCTTTTTCTTATTCGTTCTTTTTTGCGATTGAATCAATCAACTTTTCCAAAGCGTTCCATCCATCTTCGTCCAAGTTGGCCAGTGCGGATACAAGACGGTGCTTAAATGTATCTTCACCGGACTTTTGAATTTCTCCGAGCATTTCCGAGATTTGTTCGTCTTTTGATTTCTGAACAAACATTTCACCAGTTCCATTTCGGAGCCATTCTTCGTTTACATCAAACTCTCTGCAAATATCAGATATTGTTCTTTCAGATGGTGTCTTCGTGCCTATTTCAACTTGCGCAATATAGTTTCTTGACAAGCCGATTTGCTTTGAAAAATCATCTTGTGTCATATTCAAATACTTTCGCAAAGATTTGATTCTCTCATTCATTTACATCCCTCCTTTCACTAATAATATACATCAAAAAAGTCCCCAAGTCAACAAAAATGTGTTGACATAAAGTTTCCCAGGGACTATAATGTGTTTACGAGGTCAACAAAAAGGAGGTGAAAATATTGGAAATGCTTCATTATAGTTGGCTTGACGCAATACCAATTACAGTGTTTGTTCTACTGACTTGCGTTATGAGTTATTGGCATGGTAGATCCGAGCACGGATGGAGAATTGTCGGACTTGTCTACACTATAATTTTGGGAATAATCGGTCAGATTCTTGTAGGATTTTTCCCAATGTTTGGGTAACAGTAAGCAATTTTTCCGAGGAATCGTTTTTCCTGTTGAGTAACGAATCATGAAGAGAAGATAATTGATCCCAATATTCGGATGGAACATATAAAAATAATTCATGGTAAGAGCGTATGTACTCTATTTTTTCACTTGGATAATTTGTTTCTAATTGTTTGGAAGCAAATTCCAAAAAATGATTAAATACGGATTGCTGCTTTTGATAATAGGAAAGCTGTTTATCATATTTTAGTTCCAATTTTCTTATTTGAGTACTGTGTATGCTATTGATGATAGTTACTAAAACAGGACAAACTATCGCAACACATAAGGTTATAGCTGATAGAGCGAGTTCTAAGTGATTTGTATTTAATGTTTCCATGAATATGTACCTCCAAGAAATTTTTATTATTATACCACGAAAAGGAAGTGAATTGAATGAGTGAAAAAGAGAAAAAAATCGTTGAGAAGTTAAAGAGAGCCATTCCGAATATGTCCGATTTTGACAAGGGATATATTCTCGGCAAGACAGAGAAGATGGCAGAGGAATCTGTTAAGAAGCAGGAGGAAGAAAAATGTACGAAAAATATGCAAAACGTAGAGATGAATTAGGATTGACTGATTACAAAGTTGCACAAATGAGCGGCGTACTTACATCTACTCTTAGTGAATGGAAAAAACATTATGAGACAGATGGAGAATCAGGTTATCAACCTAAGTTGGAAAAAATCTCTGCAATAGCATCTGCATTAGGCATGAGTGTAACTGATTTTATCAATTAGAAAGGAGAAACATGGAAGAATTACAAACATCAAACATAAAAACACCAATTGAGATTGCGCTGGGTGTTGATGAAAACGGAATGACTACTGCAAAAGCACTGTATGAGTTCTTAAGCGGAGAGAAAAGCAACTTTTCAAAATGGGCGAAAAGGAACATTGAACAGAATGAGTTCTATGAAGAAAACAAGGATTGGTGGGGGTTCGTCACAGTGACGAACGGTAACGAATGCAAGGATTACCGACTGACTACCGACTTTGCAAAACATCTGTCAATGGAAAGCCATTCTGCAAGGGGCAAAGAAGCAAGACAGTATTTTATCACCATAGAGGACAGGGCGAAGCAGGAAGTAATAAATCGGTCACAACTTTCTCCACAGATGCAGATGGTTATGCAAATGGCTGAGAGCATGGCGAGACAGGAACTGGAACAGAAGAGACAAGCGGAAAAGGTAAACCGCATAGAGCAGACTGTTTCCAATATGAAAGACATTTTCACCAAACCTATCGGAGACTGGAAATCGGAAATAAATGGAAGGATACGGGAGATTTCAGTTAAGAGTGGAATTGGATATCAGACATTATATGGACAGCTTTACGGTGAACTGGAAACGACAGCACATTGTAGCTTAAATATGCTTCAAAGGAACAAGATAAATAAGATGAAAAAGGCAGGTAATAACGAAACAGCTATTAAAAACGGCACAACTAAAATTCAAATTATTTATGAGAAACCGCAGTTGAAAGCAATTTTCGAGGGAATCGTAAAGAATTACGCAATGAGGTACTGCTCATAGAAAGGAAGAGGAATGAGAAACAAATTTTTGATATTAAGCAACAGAGTAATTACATCAACAGACAACAAAGGGAAAGCAATGTACTTTACGAAAGTAGATAGTGCCGCTTCATTACAGAAGTTGTTCCATGAGGAAGAAGCTTCATACTGTGTATCTGTAACAGATATTGAAGTAGAAATGGTTAATGGTTCAACATATACAGATGCGATTTTAATGACACATAGTGCAGAAACAGAAGATGGCTCAGATATGTTTTTGGATGTCATTATCAGTGACTTACTGGGTACGTTCGTATCCGAATGGTATTAAGCCTATGAGAACAACAATAAAGCTGTTTCTTCCTATTATAATAGCACTCTCCATCACATTTACATCCACAGCACAGCCATCCGGCAGTTTTATCTCCGAGGAAGCGCAGGAATCGTGTGTAAAGTACGGTGAGGAATACGGCATCTGCCCGGAAATGCTCATGGCAATGATTGAGAAAGAATCTTCCGGCAGACCGGATGTGGAAAGTAGCGGTTGCAAAGGTCTGATGCAAATTTCTGACAGATGGCATAAAGACCGCATGGAGCGTTTGGGAGTGACGGACATTTACTCCGTGGACGGTAATATCCATGTGGGAGCCGACTACTTGTCGGAATTGTTTGAAAAGTACTGTGATGTAGGAATTGTACTCATGGTTTACCACGGAGAGAAGAACGCAGCCACAAAGACAGAATTAAGTGATTACGCAGACTGGATATTAACCAGGAGCGCAGAACTGGAAAGGATGAATGGAAAATGACGAACAGAGAGAAGTATGCGGAACGGATTCTTGATATTGCAACAACCGGTCATTCTATTGCAGTAGACAAAAAAGGAAAAATTTGTAAATGCAGGGAATTAAAGTGCGAAGAGTGCATATTTTCGAGAGCTGAATCGGATGAGAGTGATTGTTATGAAAAAACTAAAGAATGGTCAGAGCAGGAATATGTTGAACCGCCTGTTGACTGGTCGAAAGTGCCTGTGGACACAAAGATTCTTGTGAGAGATTCGGAAAATGAAACGTGGAAAAAGAGACATTTTGCAAAATTTGAAAATGGAAAAATATTTGCATGGGCAAATGGAGTAACTTCTTTTTCTTCGGAAAGCTCAGATTCTATAACATGGTGGATGAAAGTGAAACTTGCGGAGGAAGATGTATGAGTGCCAAAAAGCGGTTTACCGTCAAAGGGTGCATCGGAAAGATATTTTACAGTCCGAAAGAGTGGGAAGTTGACCGTGAAACAGCATTCTATTACAGAATTGTAAACCGCAATACCGGGAAGAAAAAATGGTTAGGAAAGGAGTATTTTTATGCAGAAACGACAGATTATCCCCATCGTCCGTGCGAATGAGATTCTGATTGCAAGACTGTTAGATGCAGGAATCTTGTATATCGGAGAAGACAACGTGATTCACGTAACAGAAGACTGAAAGCCGGAGGAGTGAGGAAATGGAAAGGAAGATAAGAAAAATCTTGGTAGAACTGGGGCTGAAACAGTACTTGCCGGGATTCCAGTACATCATCGAGGTTGAAACGCTGATGTTTGAGAACCGGAACAGAAGACTTTCTGAAATCTACCGGATTATTGGAGAGGAACACAGTACAACCAAGGAAAGCGTGTACCGGGCGATCAAGTGGGTTGTTGATAAGATGAACCCAAACACAGAACTATACAAGAAAATCAATGAGACAGACAAGCCAGTCTCAATCTATATGTTTGTTAATTCACTGTATTTATATCTTTGGGAGGATAGGAAAAATGAGGATTAAACACACCTTTTTGCAGAATTTCTGCAAATTCTATGGTTCTAACGTAGTGGACACTGATTTATACGACCGGACAGAGGTTTCCGGTGTAAATGAAACAGGTAAGTCCACGATCAAAAGAGCAATTCAGTATATTTTTGGATGCCGTGACGAGAACGGCAGAGAAATCACCGGAATCAGACCGCACGATAAGGACGGCAATGACATCGACGGAGATATTACCGCAGAAGTTACCGTGGAGATTGACGGTACAGACAAGGTTCTGAAAAAAGTATGCCGTCAGAACTTCAATAAAAAAGGCGAGTTTACCGGAAATGTCACGGATTACTATGTGAATGATATTCCAAAAAAGGCAGCAGATTTTGAAGCATTTTTGGAAGAGAGTGTATGCGGAAAAGAAAAGTTTTCACTTTGCATCAATGCCATGACACTTCTGCTGAAAGGTGGCACGGATCAGAGAGCACTTCTTGCTGATATGTTTGGTCAGCACAGTAATGATGACATTTGCAATCAATTTCCGGAGTTTGAAGCATTAAGGACTGTTCTGCAGGATGGCACGGTTGATGAACTGAAAAAGCGTTGCAATACGCAGTTGTACGGCACAAGGGGAAGAAATGGAACCAAGGGCTTGCATGACCTGTTAGATGAAATTCCGAGCCGTATTGACGAGGTGAGCCGTCAGAGAGTGGATATTGACCTTGCGGATCTGGAACTGAAAAAGAAAGCTTTACTGGATAAGCTGTCAGAGAACATTAAGCAGCAGACAGATACGCAGAACAGCATGATTTCCTACGATAAGCTTTCTGATGGAATCATTGAGTTAAAAGGCCAGTTGAGCGCATTGCAGCAGAAAGCAAATGAAAAACTGGATGCGGACAGAAGAGATAAGCGCACAACACTGAATCAGATTCAGAATGAGCATCAGAAAGAGTTGCTTAAGGCAGATACCATTCGTGAAGAGATAACGGAACTGGAAAAGCGTATCGCACAGTATGAGCAGAAGAGACAGGAATTGAAGAAGAGTTGGGATTTGAATAAAAGCCTTAAATTTGATGAAAACTCTCTGATTTGCTCATACTGTGGACAGGAATATCCGGAAGAGAAGAAAGAGCAGTTAAGAACGGAGTTTGATACGCATAAGGCACATGAACTGGAACTGATTACCAAAGAGGGTTCTTCCTGCGCTGACCATATCAAAGCGGATCAGGCAGAACTGGAGCATAAGCGTGAGGAACTGAAAAAGACCGAGGATGAAGTGGAGCGGTTGGAAAAAGAGGTTTCCATTGCTGATAATGCATTAAATTCCATTCCGGCAAGCGTGGATATTTCCAACACAGAAGAATACAAAGCTATCCAGTCACAGATTGCTGAGAAAGAAGCTTCCATGAACAAATTCACTGACATGAATCTTCTCAGAATCCAGTTAAAAGGTGATGAAGAGCAGATCCGCAATGATATTTCTGTGGTTGATAAGTCTTTGGCGAGTGTAAGCATTAACGAGAGTGTGGATAAGCGTATCACAGAACTGGAACAGGAGCGCAAGAACATTGCACAGAAGATTACGGATGTGCAGGCACAGCTTGACCTGTTAAAGAAATTCAGCCGGAAGAAGAACGAACTGTTGGAAGCTGATGTGAACAAGTATCTTTCTTTCTGCACTGTGCGGATGTTCAGACCTCTTGTGAATGGTGACACGGAAGAATGCTGTGACTTTACATACCGTGGAGAGCCTTACAGCCGGAACATGAACCACGGAGCAAGGATTCTGACGGAGATTGACATTTGCAATGCGTTTCAGAAGCGGTGTGGTGTGGAATTGCCTATCATGGTTGACGATACCGAGAGCCTTGACCCTTGGAAGATTCCTGATGTTGACAGTCAGTTGATTATGTTCCGCAGAAGTGATGATGCGAGTTTGAAAGTGGAGGAAGCGAAGAATGCCTAATAATGATTATGATATGGATAAAAAAATTGAGATTTCTGCTGATGAAATGTGCAAGGTAACTGCAAAAACAATGTCAGAAGAGCCGTTTGCTTCTATTATTACGAAGAATCCTGGCATGAGTATAATTTTTTCTTTTTTTGGAGCGAAAATTTCTGCCAAGATATTTTGTGATGAGATAAAGAAAGGAGCTGCGGAGAATGCAGATTAAGAAAGAGACAGTCATTTCTGTTCTGACAACAAGCGGAGAAACAATCAATGCCGGTGACACCGTTATATTCAATTTTGATGACAAGTGTTGCGTGGGTGTGTACCTGGGGCTTTCAGACCGTGGAGCCTTGAAATTCAAAGGCAAGATTGCCGATACGGATGTGACATTCCATGTGATGCCTAGAAGCATCAAGGAGATTTACAAAGCTGATGTGACAGTGCATCAGGGAGTTGCAAGTGGATTTATGAATGAGCCGGAAAGCGAGGAAGAATAATATGGGAAAAAGTAAATTTAAGGTTGGAGATATAGTAAAAGTAAAAAAGAATGCTGCTATACTCAATATAAGAACTTTGGGGGAATGCGGAACAGTCAAAAAACTCTTGACGGATAATTACTATTCGGTTGAGTTTGACAAATTTGTAGGCGGTCATGATTGCAAAGGATTCGCCAAATATGGGTACGGATGGAATTGCGCAGAAGATGCGCTTGATTTAGTGAAACATCAGAATGAAACCATTGTCATCTACCGCAATGACAACAAAGTAGTTGCACTGGACAAGTCCACTGGCGAGAAAGCAGAAGCGAAATGCAATCCGGCTGATGAATTTGATTTCCGTACTGGTGCTAAGTTGGCTTTTAATCGACTGATGGGCGAGGATGTGAAGCCTGATAATGGTGTCCGTGAGGTTAAGAGAAAGGCTAAAGTCGGTGAGTACATCAAGATTGTTGATGCAAAACCTTTTCTTATACCATATGAAAACGGAGAGATTTTCAGAGTAATTGGTGTTAAGAGCGCAACATGTGAGGTTGAAAACTCTGTTAAAAGGTGTCTCACATGGCACAAAGAGTACGTTGTCCTTGAAAACTACAAACCGGAGAAAGAACCGGAGAAGAAAGACGAAATCTGCGTGGGAGATACCGTAAAAGTCAAGGATACCGGTAAGCAGTACAAGTTATACGGTACATGGAGTGGTCTTTTAGGATACGAACAGAATTTTGTAATAGATTCAGATGTAAGCAAAGATGATGAATACAAAGTTTTAAGAATTAAAAAACACGATAGGCTTGCAAGGACTCTTGTACTTATTCAGAATCCCAAGACAACCCAGGTATTCATCATTAACATTGACGGCATCAAAAAGGTAGAAAGGTAGGTAGAAACATGGCAGACGAAAAGAAACAGGAAAACACAGGAATTGTGGAATACGAATCAAATGGGGAAATTGTAAAAATTTCCCCAACAACGGTAAGAAAGTACCTTGTAAGCGGTGGTGGAAACGTATCGGATCAGGAAGTAATGATGTTTATGTCTCTTTGCAGATATCAGCATCTTAATCCTTTTTTGAAAGAAGCATACCTCATTAAGTTTGGAAACAATGATCCTGCTACTATTGTTACCGGAAAAGATGTTTTTACAAAAAGAGCCGATGCAAATCCGAATTATGCAGGAAAAAAAGCAGGAATTATTGTTCAAAAGAAAGATGGTTCCGTTGAAGAAAGAGAAGGATCTTTTGTCCTTAAGGACGAATCTATTGTAGGAGGTTGGGCTAAAGTGTTTATCAAAGGAAGAGAGACACCGGAGTACCAGTCAGTATCTTTCGATGAATATGTTGGAAGAAAAAAAGATGGAACAATCAACGGTCAATGGTCTAAAAAGCCTGCAACAATGATAAGAAAAGTTGCTGTTGTACAGGCATTAAGAGAAGCTTTTCCGGATAAATTCCAAGGTTTGTATGCGCAGGAAGAATTTCCTGATGTTTCCGATGTGAAACTTGATGTGGAAAAAGTTGTGGCAGAAGAGGTACAGGCAAATGCAAACACTATCGAGTTTCCTGACGCAACATTTGAGGAAGTACCGCAGACGGCAGAGACGGACATTGCCAGCGCAGAGACACCGGATTGCTTTAAGTAGGAGGAAAAGGGATTATGATTTTTGTAAAAGTAGGTATTGTACTTTGGGTTGCGTTTTTTATTGTTCGGTTTTTTGTAAGTTCATCTATTAGCACAATAGAAAAAATCACTCTTGCATACACCGGAAAACTCAAAATGACACCGATGAGATTTATCGTGTTTATTTTATTTATCTCAGCTATTGCAGACAGTTTCACAGCGTTGATTTGGTTTTTGTTTTTCAGATAGTGAGGTATCCGCTGATGAAACTAAAATGTTTAGGCTCCGGTTCTTCCGGCAACTGCTATCTTCTGACAGCAGATAACGGTGAAACACTTTTACTGGATGCAGGACTTCCTATCATGGGCATAAAACGTGGTCTTAACTGGAATATCAAGTGTGTTGTGGGGGCGGTGGTCAGCCACCCTCACAAAGACCACTCGTTATCAGTATCATACCTTGAGCACATGGGAATAAAGGTGTGGCAACCGCAGTCAGACCATTCAGTACGTGAAACACAGATGGGAAAATTCCACATATTCTGCTTTCAAGTGCCACACAACGGCACAGAGAACTACGGATTTTTGATTATGGTTGACGGTCAGAAACTTCTGTATCTGACAGACCTTGAATATTGTTCGTATGTGTTCAAAAAACAGCGGTTAGACCATATGCTGATTGAGTGCAACTATCAGAAGAAATATGTTGACATGGATGCACCGAATTACGTTCACAAGGTCAAAGGGCACTGCGAACTGGAAACCTGCAAAGGAATTGTAGAAGCGAACAAATCAGACGCCCTGCAGAACGTCATATTGTGCCATTTGGGAGGTGATACAACCGATGCTGATGAATGTGTCGCAGAGGTAAAAAAGATTGCTCCATTGGCGAATGTGGACTATGCGGCAGCAGGCAATGAATGGATTTTACGGAATGGAAAGGAGTGCCCGTTTTGATTGAGTGGAGTTTAATATCTAAACTTATGAATTGCTTTCCGAATAGTGTTGTAACAAGCAAAGTAGAATTTGTAGCGCATATCGGAAGCAACACATATTTTATATTGAAAGATTGTAAAACAGAGATGGATGTGAAGTGTAAAGTTTTGGAATGGCTTTCAAGGGCAGCGTACAAAACAGAACCATACAGCACTAAAAAGAGCAATGACAAATTCCATAAATTCATTTTGCAAGGAATAAATGATTTTTTGGGTACTGCTTTTTCAGAGAAAGATATGGAAAAGATATACACATATTTGGGAAACAGATGTAACCATGAAAAAACAATAAGTTTTGTTGCCAGCGGATATGATATGAGCGTTTTAGAAGAATAGGTGGTGATTCGTTTGGCTGATTGGAAGAATGTAGCAAAAGCAAAATCCATAGAGAGAAAGAATCGTGAAAGAATACTGGCGGTCAATCCACACGTGGACGATGGAAGTGGAATTTACTTTCTGACAAGAACAGACGAGGATGGATTCCGTTTTGCGTATGTGGGGCAGGCGGTACACCTACTCCAAAGACTGGCAGGGCATCTTAACGGATACCAACACATTGATTTGTCTCTTAAAAGTCACGGATTATATTCTGTGGAAAATATATACGGTTGGAAAATCGGATTCTTACATTATCCGGTAGATAAACTGGATAAGTGGGAACAGTACTGGATTAAGCGTTATGCGGACGAGGGTTACCAACTTCGCAACAAAACAGCAGGTGGTCAAGGTGATGGAAAGAAGCAGATCGCAGAGTATAGACCGGGAAAAGGTTACCGTGATGGACTGGCACAAGGCAGAATCAACCTTGCAAGGGAACTGGCGAACATTGCCGACAAGCATCTGGTCATTAGTTTGAAGCCTGAGAAGCAGAACAATTCCGTTTCACAAAGACAATTTGTTCGGTTTATGGAACTTTTGCATGGAGAAAAGGACGGTGAAAGTAATGAATAAAACAGACTATGAAGTACTTTTACAATACGTTGAAGAAACTGACAAGGAGTTTTATGAATCTCTTTCTACTCAAAAACAAATTATGTATCTTTGCTATCAATATGGAACTATATCTTTTAAAGAGTACTTGTTTAAGTATAGATTTCAGCAAGTCTGCAATAAATTAAAGGAGTTTTTCAGAAAATGGTGAAATACGAAGATGAATGCTGCGGATGTGCCACTGAAAGAACTTGAAAATCACAGAACTTGGAGGTGATACAAAAAATGCCAAAACGATATGACAATCCGCAGGAAATTTTGAAAATCATGCGGCAGACAGAACTTTTGAAGCAGTCTGCAGAGAGAAGTCCATTCACCGGAATACTGACACTGTTCTGCTATACCTTGTGGAAAGACTATAAGTACTCACAGACGAGACTTTCCGACTTCTGCGGTAAATTCACAGAGTACAACGAAAAGTACGAGAATGAGCCTTATACGGAGTTACAGAGCAAGCTTAACGATTTTGCAGACTGGACGATTGAGTACAAGGAATTTACCGAAGCTGATTATCCACATTACAAGTCGGTTGTAGCGCCGAACTGCATCCGGGAACAGGTAAGGTGTAACAACCTTATCAATGAGTTGTCCACCAGGTACATCCTATATGGAATGATAATCCTTATGGAAGATGGATTCGGTAAGAAGAAGCTGACGAATTTCAAGGATAAGTTTTCTGACCACATGGACAAAGCCGGAGACAAGTGCAATGGTAAAGATTTCATGGACTTGTGGAGGGAGCTGGTGGAAAACACCGGAATCTATATTGAGAAGCCTATTTTTGAGTAAGGAGTTCTAAATGGCAGAAAAACGAATGTTCAGCGCAAAAATAATTGAGAGTGATGCTTTTTTGGATATTCCTGCTACGGCTCAAATGCTTTATTTCCATATCTGTATGAACGCTGATGATGACGGGTTTGTAAACAACCCACGGAAAATCATAAGGATGTGCGGTGCTTCTGATGATGATTTGAAATCCTTGATAGACAATAGATTCCTTTTATCTTTCGACAGCGGTGTTGTGTTGGTGAAGCACTGGCGCATTCACAACTACATTCCACCGGATCGTTACAAGCCGTCATGCTATGTGGATGAAAAAGGGAAAGTCGGTGTGAAGCTAAACGGAGCATACACCACAGACCCTAAAAAGATGATTTCTCCGGTAGAGGGAAATCCAAAGAAGAGTTGCTACGACAAAGAAATCAAACTTGATAAGAGGTGATATAAATGCAGATGACAGGCTATGAATTGTTATCAAATTATGAAAAAGCAGATGACAAGGACAAACAGATTCAGATTCTTGCGGATTTGAACCACATCCCGGTCGATATGGTGTGTTTTGTGATTGACAACAAAGAGAAATTCGATGTTTCAGAGACACCATTGTCCACAGAAGAATTTGCAAAGTGGTGTGAGACGGAACTTGACCGTGTAGATGCTCATATCCATGAACAGGAAAAATATTACAGAGAAATTTGCAATGTATACAGAATCGCAAGTACATACGGAAAAAGGAGTGTAGCTTTGTGAGAGAGGGAACAGGAAACTTTCAAAACGGTGACTTACACTACATGGCTACACATCCGGTTGCTGATGCTATTAGAATCGGACGCACGAAGCCGTATGACTGCAGTTATCCTGTGGTGGAGAGCAAGCCGAGGATTCCGGAAAGGAGCAAGGATGGAGAGAGAAGAAGTTATTTACTGCTTAAAGGCTCAGAGTGAACGGTATTCAGAGGTTTGTGAAGAATGTCCTCTGTACGGACAAACAGGAGTGGATCATTGCTGTGAGGATGCATTACAGCTAGCAATCACCGCCTTGCAGAATCAGTCGGTTTGGATTCCGGTAAGCGAGAGACTGCCGGAAGAATCTCTTAATAGCGTAATTGGATGGGATACATATCGAAACCGTTGTTGCTTTGTACAATATTTGGGAGGACGGTTTGTTCTCGGTGATGATATTGATAGCGTAAATGTCACAGCCTGGATGCCACTGCCGGAGCCGTACAGGGAAAGTGAGGTAGAAGATGGCGAGATGTAATAACTGCAAGAATTTAGAAACAAAGGATAATGGGTTTGATGCGTACTCATGGTGTGAGAAAATCAACGACTGTCCGCATGAGGACATAGAAAGAGACTGCGAGCACTACGCACCAATGACCAAAGCAGATAAAATTCGTAGCATGACTGACGAGGAGTTGGCGATGGAGCTATTATGTGTCATGCGGAATTTAATAAAGAAAGTGAGGAATGAGGATGCAGAATAGATATTTATTCAAGGCAAAACGCAAGGATAACGGCGAATGGGTACAAGGAGTACCGTTTGAAATCGAAGGGAAAACGGTAATTCTGATAAAAGATACTGAAAATTTATTAAGAACTCATTATTTAGAAGAAAATATGTGGACTGCCGAAATATATGCTATTGAAGTCGATTCATCTACTATCTGCCAGTGCATCGGACTGAAAGACAAGAACGGCAAGTTGATTTTTGAAAATGATATTGTAGCTTATTTGGATGTATACAGCACAGACAGCGGACTGGCGGAAGCAGATAGCATCGGTGAAGTCGTATGGGATGATGAAACAATTTCCTTCCAAGTGACAAACAGATTATTTTCTGAAAGCTATGAGGTTTTAGGTGATGAATGTTCAGTGATTGGGAATGTATTTGACAATCCGGAACTGTTGGAGGAGTAGCCGTGCGAGTACATAACCTTAAAATCTTGAATGATTTTGCAGATGCAGTAGCAATGGGAGACAAGACTTTTGAGATCAGGGAGAATGACCGTGGATATCAGAAGGGAGATTATATTAAGTTTCAGTCAATAGAAAAAAACGGCACACCGAATTATCATTGCATCAATGATAAATTATATCTCATTACCTTTGTAATGAATGGATGGGGAATAAAGACCGGATACGTTGTGTTGGGAATCAAAGAAAGTGAGGGTAGCCATGACGGTGAATGAAGCAATTGAAGAATTAAAATATGATTGTAATGAACTTGGAAAAGAAATTCCATGTGATACATCATGTGGGAAATCTTTTGAAAATGCTTATGCAATGGCAATAAACGCACTGGAAGAGGTGCAGCAGTACCGCAAGATAGGCACGGTGGAGGAATGTCGTGAAGCTGTGGAGAAGCAGACATCGAAGAAACCGGATTACGAGGGAGACGGATACTCAGACGGACAGCTTGTATATGATACATGGATTTGCCCTTGCTGCGGTCAGCATTACGAGGTTGATTGCGATAGATATGATTATTGCCCGAATTGTGGACAGCACATTGATTGGGGTGATGAAGAATGAGTGAAAGACTTAAGCAATGCCCGTTCTGCGGTGGAAACGCAATGTTCTTAACCATTACAAATAAGTCATCACATTCGGCTGTTGTGGTAATGTTCAAAATCAAATGTATGAAATGCGGAACGGAACTTCCAAAAAGCTATGAATGTGAGATGTACATGGATCAGGACGGAGGCATCAGAACAGGGAAAGACGAGCGAACGAAAGCAACTACAGATTGGAACAGGAGGGCGAACGATGGGAAAATTGATTTATGCGGATAAATTAAAAGCGGATTTAGAAAAAGCAATTTCAAAGAATGAAGATATGGATTGCTTAGACTTTTTACGTGCTGCCTCTGTTATTGATGAGCAGCCGACCGCCTACGACCAGGACAGAGTTTTGCATCAGTTGGAAGAACGCACAGCATTCCTTAAAGACTGTACGAAGTATGGAAATAAAACAGCAGAGCAGCAGTTAAAATCCTACGACACTATGATGATGTATGAGGTCAAGGATTTAGTAGATGATTTGTTGGAGATTGTAAAGGCAGGTGGAACAGATGGCAATTAAGCCGATTTTATTCAATACAGAAATGGTTCGGGCGATTCTGAACGGAAGGAAGACCTGCACCCGGCGGATATGCAAAGATGCAAATGAGTATACCGTACCGGATATGGATTTTTACAATGCTGACAGGCGGACTTATGCAGTACATAACTTTGCTGATAAGGAGCAGATGGAACAGTTAAGTACAGTAGAGAGAACCTGTCCTATCTGTTCGGGCGATATCTTGTATGTACGGGAAACATGGGAACATTTTGATTGTTGTTGTTGCGAGGGAGACGAACATGGAAATTGTTACCAAGAACCACAACAGAACGTCTTGAATAAAAGCTATGGCTGTTATATGTACCGGGCAACAGATGAAATATATGGAGATGCAAGGTGGCACCCATCAATCCACATGCCGAAAGAAGCAGCTAGAATCTGGCTTAAGGTTACTGGCGTGAGAGTGGAACGGTTGCAGGAGATTTCCGGTGAAGATTTGATAAAAGAGGGAATTGATCTTTTTCGGTCAAATTATGTAAGAGTTGCTTTTGATGAATTTAAAAATATTTGGAACTCCACCATCAAGAAATCCGACATTGACCGCTACGGTTGGGGCGCTAATCCGTTGGTGTGGGTAATTGAATTTGAACGGTGTGAGAAGCCAAAAGGAGTGTGATGCAGATGGAACCCATTGATTACACCGCCCTGTATGAGCACAATGAGGACTTTAAGCGGTATGTTGACATATACTGCGTAAAGCACCGTATCAGCGTTGCAGAAGCCTTACAGCACTATCTGGTGCAGATGGGGGGCAGGATGTACAAGGAGCAGGAAGAAACGATTGTAAGAAAGGAATAACGAATGCCCGGTAAACCGTGGAGACATGAACACAGAAATATTCCCGGATTGTGGAATCATGTGCTATTTAGCACAGAAATAAGAGAAAGGAGCCGTAATGGATTTTGGATATTACAACATGGATTGCATGGATGGGATGAAAGAGTTCCCGGATGGTTACTTTGACCTTGCGATTGTGGATCCACCGTATGGCTTACATGAGCATGGTGGCAAAAATAGGAATACATTTGTTAAGCAGAAAAATGGAACAAAAACATATGTAAAGGACGGACAGTACGAAAACAGAGGGTGGGACAATGAGCCACCCTCTAGGGAATACTTCGAGGAATTGTTTCGGGTATCCAAAAATCAGATTATATGGGGATGCAATTACTTTGATTTTACTTTGGCTGGTGGTCTTATTGTATGGGATAAATGCAATGATGGTTCTGACCAGTCGGATGCAGAGGTGGCATTCTGCAGTCTTACTAAAAGGATAGACATATTCCGGTATATGTGGCGTGGAATGTTCCAGGGAAAGTCCATTACTGAAGGAACTGTTCAGCAGGGGAATAAGGCGTTAAATGAAAAGCGTATCCACCCTACACAAAAGCCAGTGGCACTATATGAATGGCTTCTGAACCGCTATGCAAAGCCCGGAGACATTATCTTGGACACTCATGTAGGCAGTGCCAGCAGCTTGATAGCCTGCTACAGAACCAACCATCCATATGTTGGCTTTGAACTGGACAAGCATTATTATGATTTGTCCAAAAAGAGATTAGATGCAGAAATGGCACAAATGCGATTATCTGATTTTATGCCGGAGGTGATGCCATGAAAAATAACATTATCATTGACTGCTTTGCCGGTGGTGGCGGCGCAAGCGTAGGGAGTGAAATCAGGAACTAAAAAGTGAAATTGATATTTGAGTTGTTGCTTGGGAACTCAAAAGCAAGTTACTAGTTGGGAAAATTGAACTACCGAGGAAAATTCGGTAGTTCGGCAAGTTAAAAGGTGGTGAAAATTATGGCTATAAATGCAAAATGTAATGACTGTGAGGAACCTACAAAATATGTGGTTGGCTTTTTCGATGGCAAGAATGGAATCCACGGTTGCCTTTATGATTGCCACAACGAGGAATGCACAATAAAGCAAATAATGGAAGCATCTGCATCGAAAGATATTCAGGAAATGGCAAGAATACAGTTAGCCAACGGAGACAAAGGGATGTACGCAGGCTATATTGCAGCACTAAGAAGAGATGCAAAAGTGTCCATGTTTAAGATGGCACAGATTGCCGGATGCAGTTCGGCAGATTACAGCGCATATGAGCATGAGCGGAAAGAATTTGATCCGGAAGTGTATTGGAAATGCAAGGAGTACTTGGATAAGGTAAGAAATTAAGTATGTAACTTAGTATTTAGCAAAGGAGTTAAGCGAGAAATGTGGTCACACGATGAACAGAAAGAAATAAATGACAGCTACGCTGTTATGGCAAGAATAACGTGTAAATATTGTGGAGCAGTAGTACACAAATATGTGGAAAGCCATTATACAGGCGGTTCCAAGTGTGTGATATTGGCAAAGTACTGTAGATTTTGCGGTAATGCTCTTAGGATTTAGTGGAGAAATAAAAATGACAAAAAGAAGATGTATGAAAATACACCACCCTGAATCTGTGTGTATGGCAGAGCGATTTGTTTTGTTTCATAATACAAGATTTAGAATCGGATTAGCATATCATGAATATTGGTGTTGTGAATGCCGCAAACAAAGGAAAATATGGTTTATCTGTTAGTTATGAAAAATGAAAGAGAGACAAAATATGAAAAAAATACTGGATGCCTGTTGCGGTAGCAGGATGTTTTGGTTTGACCGCCAGAACCCGGATGTCATATTTGCAGACAACCGGGAGGTAGAAACAACCTTGTGTGACGGTAGATCTCTTCTGGTAAAGCCGGATGTGCATATGGATTTCCGAGATATGCCGTACACTGATAACAGTTTTAAGATCGTGGTATTTGATCCTCCGCATCTTATCCATGCCGGTACAGGGTCATGGCTCCGGCAGAAATACGGAGTGCTTCCGGCAGATTGGCCAACGTACTTGAAAACCGGATTTGATGAGTGCATGAGGGTGCTTGAACCGTATGGACTACTTGTCTTTAAATGGAATGAGGATCAGATCAAATTATCGGAAGTGCTGAAAGCATTTGGTACGAAACCATTGTTGGGAGATCAGAGAGGTAAGACCCGTTGGTTGCTTTTTATGAAGTAAACTGGAATATTAAGATTTATGGAGGCATTTGTATGAGAAAAATACATGAATGTGCAGAAGATATAAAAAATATTTTAAATGATGCAGAACGAACCGAAGAGGTTGACGGAGATATGTTATGTAGTATTAATGAGTTGGTGGATGAAATTTTATCAATATATTGTTTAGAAAAACAACAAAGAAAAATGGCTATAGCTGAAGAAAATGAGATTCTTTCAGAAGAGGCTAAAAAAGCAGGATGGAAGTCTGGTGTTATGAACATCTAAACTGAAATTTAGTAGAGGAGAATGGCTTATGAAGTTGTCAAAACTGACTAAGCCAGAACTTGAAGAAATCTTCCGGAACGCCAATTTCACGGAAGAGGAAGAGAAAGTGTTTTGGGATTTGTCTAAAGGAATTTCTCAAAAAGAAATATCCTTTAGACATTCAATTTCTGTAACTACTGTAGAAAGAAGAGTTAGGTCTATAAAAAATAAGCTTGAGCGGTTAGAAGGTGATAGATTTGGAACTTTCTGATATGGAAATATTGCAATATGCCGTTAGCAATGGTATGATTGACACGGAATCTTTGCAAAAAAGCATTGAAATGAAAAAGAAAGAGGAGTATCTGAAGAAACACCAATACGCAATCAACAAAGGCAAAGACGGATACTGGAGAACTTATTTGCCAGATGAAGAAAAAGGAAGGAGACTTGTAAAAAAGAAAAGCGAGGAAGATCTCAAAGAAGAAGTTATTGAGTTTTACTACCAAAAAGAGCAAAATCCAACAGTTACAGAAGTGTTTTACGAATGTGAAGACCGGAGATTGTCTCTTAAAAAGATATGTAAAGCAACATACGACAGAGACGAGAGATATTTTCTCAGACACTATGGAGAGTTGGGAAAGCGAAGAATAAAATCAATATCAGAAGATGAATGGGGGGATTTTTTAGAGGAAGAAATTGCCGATAAAGAGTTGACACCTAAATCATTTTCCGGTCTAAAAGGAATTACAAGAACATTTCTTAAAAGAGCGAAAAAACGCAAACTTATTGATTTTAATATCGTAGAACTGTTTGATAATCTTGACGTATCTGATAGTGATTTTAAAAAAGTAATAAAAGAAGACTATGAAGAAGTATTCGACGAATATGAAACTGATGTAATGATTAAGTATCTTGTCAGCCACCTTGATACTTCTAATGTTGCGATATTGCTTATGTTTTTAACTGGCGTACGTATCGGAGAAGTTGTAACATTAAGGCATTCCGATTTTTCTGATAATACTTTTAACGTTCGCAGAACGGAGACGAAGTATAAAGATGAAAACGGAAACAATGTTGTTGAAGTAAAAGAGTATCCTAAAACCAAGGCAGGAATCAGAACAGCAATTATACCAAGTGATTATGTATGGATTTGCGATAAAATAAAACACATGAATCCGTTTGGAGATTACATTTTTACCAAAAATGATATTAGGATCACCGCACAGGCGGTTAGGCAAAGGCAGAAAAGGCTTTGCAGGAAATTGAAAATTTATCCAAAGCCACCGCACAAAGTAAGAAAGACATATGGAACTATTCTTATGGACAACAATGTGGATAAGAGACTTGTCATGGATCAGATGGGGCATACAGATATTATGACATCAGAAATACACTATCATAGGAACAGGAAAACCATTGAAAAGAAATCGTCTATTTTGAGTAGTATACCAGATTTACAGGCAAGGTGATTTGACTACTATTTTTGCGAAAGTAGTCAAAAGTAATCAACAAAAAACACCTAGAAAGCCAGTAAATATGCGGAAAGTAAGAGTAATAGAGTGGGGTTCGAGCCCCCTTGCTTCCACTCGAAAAAGCTGATAAAATGGGCATTCCCGGGCAACGGGTAGTCGGATAGTAGTCAAAATAGTAGTCAAGCCTAAAACGAAAGGAGTTTTTTGCAAAGATTCCAATAATTTTATAGTGAATGAAATGTGACGGATACATGACGGGTAGACCGTCTTTTTTTATGCCAAAATTTAAGCATAAGGAGGGATGACCTTATGGGAAAATTCAAATTTTCTGATGAAACACTGGAACACATCTTCAGCAAAGAACGTACAAGGGAAGTGCCGATTAAGTATCAATCAATCATGGTTCATGTGATCGAGGAAGTTTTAGGAGAAACGGGTAATGCTTATGAATTTCAGTCCGTTGGGACTTATGAACAAGCCGACATATCAGACACTTGATGAAGTTGAAATTGCGAAACAGATAGAATCAATGGAAGAAAGGGAGAACAGCCATGGCGCAGCCGATTATGAATCCGAACTATTTCAATCCGCAGTATAGAACACCTATGTACGGACAGTTTATGCCACAACAGGAACAATTCCAACCACAGCAGTTTATGCAGCAGCCACAGCAAAACTCAGTACAGATGTACGGTCGTATTGTACCGGCGCAAGAATGCATAGCGCCGAATGAAGTTCCTATGGATGGCAACACAGCATTCTTCCCTAAACAGGACCTGTCGGAGATCTATGCTAAATCCTGGGGAGCAGATGGAAAAATCTATACAAGGCTCTATAAGCCTGTTTTAGATGCAGACCCTAACAATTTACCGTCAGACACAGAAAAGGCGAAATTTGTCCTATCAGACGAAGCCACAGCGGTATTTATGAAGCGTTTCGATGAACTGGAACAAAAAATTGAGCAGTTGAAATCTTCGCAAACGCAGAAAAAAACTCCACAATCGCAAAGAAAGGATGATGCAGATGCTTAAGTCAATGGTAAATCCACAACAGTTTATACAAAATATGATGGGGAACAGCCAGATCATGTCTAACGACATGGTAAAAAACGCTTATGGGATGGCTCAAAAAGGTGATTTTCAAGGAGTAGAAAATCTTGCGAGAAACATCTGCAAAACGAAAGGTATAAATCCTGATGATGTAATAAGACAGATAAAAAGTCAGTTTCCTTTTTAACAGCATATTAGAGGTTTGTGCACAAAACCCGGGAGACCTCTTTATGAATAAAATTATGGAGGTAATCTAATATGTTTGAAACAAACAACAGCCCTTTTACCATGCCTGTTATTCCGGCTGCCGGAAATGGCTACGGAAATAATGGTGCATTTGGTGACGGTGGATGGCTCTGGTTCATAGTCGTAATTTTTGCGATTTTTGGAGGTTGGGGCGGTAATGGATGGGGCGGTAATGGCTCTAATTCCAGTTACTACACCGATTCTGCATTGCAAAGAGGGTTCGACACCCAGTCTATCATCGGTAAACTGGACGGAATCAACAACGGTCTGTGTGACGGATTCTACGCTGTAAACAATGGTATGCTTACCGGATTTAATGGCGTAAATACCAATATTTTACAGACCGGCTATGGCATCCAACAGGCTATCAATGCAGACACCGTAGCAGGAATGCAGAATGCTAACGCTTTACAGGCACAGTTAGCACAATGTTGCTGCGATACCCGTGAAGCTATCCAGGGTGTAAACTACAATATGGCAACGAATACTTGCGCATTGCAGAACACCATGAATAACAACACTCGTGACATTATCGACAGCCAGAATGCCGGTACAAGAGCAATCCTTGACTACTTATGCCAGGATAAGATTGCAACTCTGCAGGCAGAGAACAACGATCTGCGAAGAGCCGCTTCCCAGGATCGTCAGAATGCTCTTCTGACTACTGCCATGAGCGCACAGACACAGCAGATCATTAACGCTGTGAATCCTGCGCCCATTCCTGCATACCAGGTTCCTAACCCTAATGTATATTACGGATGTGGTTGCAACACTGGTTGCGGATGCTAAAACTGCATATCGAGTAACTTAACCTTAAGGTTATGTCTGCTATGCAGAATTACTGACAACATGGGGCAGACTATATGGTTTGCCCCTTTGATTTTGAAAGAGAGGTATTTATTATGGCTGAATATACAGCAGTAGAATTACAGACTGTGGCAGCAGGAGCAGACGTTGCTTTTACCGAAACTGCCGTAAATGGAAGTAACTGTATCAATCATAGAGAGGGATCCGGAATTGTGAAGTTAAGAGGTATCACTAATCAGTGCCGGGCGAGATTCCTTGTAAGTTATTCCGGCAACATTCAGATTCCCACGGGTGGAACTGTTGGGGAAATCTCCCTTGCGCTGGCAGTAGACGGGGAACCTTTACAGTCCACAAGAATGATTGTAACTCCGGCAGCAGTAGAGAATTTCTTCAATGTTTCTGCGCAGGCTTACATTGATGTTCCTCGTGGATGCTGCAGTACGGTAGCCGTTCAGAACACTTCTACGCAAGCTATTGAAGTGCAGAACAGCAATTTGATTGCCGTTCGTGAAGCTTAGGAGGTGAAAAATCATGGATGTTAAAAGAATGCATGAAATGATTGAAAAACTTTCTGAATGCGCTAAAGCGCAGTTTGACAAAGGAATTGACAAAGTAGATACTTGCGAAATGGGAAAAGTCGTTGATATGATGAAAGATTTGTCAGAAGCCATGTACTACCGTGAGTTGACAAAAACCATGCAGGACTATGACCCGGACGAAGTCATGGAAATGTTTGATCGTTACGGTGACGGTGGTAAACGTTTTTATGACCATTACCGCTATGCTGACGGCAGATTTGCACCTAAAGGTCGTGGAACCTACCGCAGAGGTTATGAAGAACCACCCTATTATCACATGACTCCGGAAATGTATCACCGTGACATGGACAGAGACATGGGGCGTATGTACTACACGGAAACTTCTTCATCCGGTATGCGTGATGCAAGAGAGGGCAGAAGTGGAATGAGCCGCAGAACCTACATGGAAAATAAGGAACTGCATAAGGCTAATACACAGCAGGACAAGGAAGCTAAAGTCCGTGACCTGAACACCTACATGACCGAACTTGCAAACGACATGACGGAGATCATCAACGATGCAACACCGGAAGAAAAGACGGTACTGCGAAACAAGCTGTCTGCACTGGTAACAAAAATCGGTTAAAACACTTAAGGGGCTTATTTAGCCCCTTTTATGTTGGAGGTGGTAAGTTGTTCACGATAAATGGAATAGACTGGAATTTAAGGCTTGTACGCAGTCACAGCCCTATGCTGATGCGTTCTGATGGTACATATACGTTTGGCATGACAGATAGGAACACAAGAGATATTTATATATCAAATATGATTCATGGTAATTTCTATGATCGTGTGCTGTGCCATGAATTGTGCCATGCGTTCTGCCTGTCCTACAATTTGACTATGGATATTCAGACAGAAGAAATTGTTGCCGACTTTTTGGCTACCTACGGAAGAGAAGTGTTTGCGTTGGCTGATGAATTGATAAGCGGATACATGGAAATAATGGCATAGAAAAGACCCCTGTTATGGGGTCTCTTCTTTTGTGCAGTCCTCTAAGTCTTTCTTAAGAATTTTAGATGCAAGGTCTGAAAGCTGTGGGAAGTATGTGATTACTTCGGAATTTCTGCATTTCCAGTTTCCTGTCGTTGCGCAGTAAATTCTCTTTGCTTCATCAAAATTATACGTTCTTCCCAAAACTTCAAGTAAGTGGTGCATATATTCCTTTGATGTAATGTCGTAGCAACGGCAGATGTAATTGATTTTGCCACGGTTGATGCAGAACCAGTCTGTTTCAAACTCTAATGTCGGCTTTTCCTCGATTGCTGTGGTGGAAGTAGGTGCTGGATGTTGATTTCTTAATGCAAAATAAGCATTGACAAGGCTCCTCTGAACTTCCCATGATAAATCATCCTTAAATGGCTTTACAAGCATAAGGTATCCGCTTTCGGTGAATACAGTAATACCTCTGTTTGGAATATCAATATTTCTAATGTCCACCCGGTGGACATTAGAATTTTCTTTTTCCAAAACAATATAATCAACGCCATTTATAAAGCGCTTTTTGTTTCTATTAAACGCTTTTCTAGCCGTGCCACTTGGTCTTTTATGAACAAGGTCGATATCGTCAAAAGTAACAACCATCTGACCATTGTATTCTCTGACATCTAACTCTGTTCCTTCAACGTTTACAATATTTTCCATATTATTTTTCCTTTCTTTTTATCTATCACAAAGTATATTTGTATATGCCAATATGCATTTGAGGAAATGAATGCTGGTATTTTCAAGGTTACAGATAATTTTTTTGATAAGTTCTTCTCTCATTTTCAGCTCCTCCATTTAATCAAAAATAATTTGCCAAAAGGAAGATGCAGTGCTATAATTTACATAATCCTTTTGGGGTAAAGGAGCAGCCGGTTACTTTGCGGGTATGGCTGCTCCTTCTTTTTTAGTTTCCGATTTCTTCATCAACTTTTTCGTTAAACCATTTCGTTTTAGTCAATCCTTTTTGGGAAAGTTTTTCCTCTAACTTCTCAAACTTTTCCTTTTCGATTTCAACACTAAAATTTTTTGTTTTCTTTCTTCGCTCTTTGAAGTAATCGGCTCTGCTTTTAGGTGCTATGGGTATCACCTCCTTGTTTCGAGATACATTATATAATGTTTCGAGATACAAGTCAAGAGTTTTTTTAGAAAAATAAAAATAGAGCCGTTTCAGCCCTATTTCTAAAGAGAATTTCTATTTTACAATTCATACTGCGGATATGCCTTTTCCCATACGGACTTGTGATAAGTGTTCACTTCGCCATAATTTGCATCGAATATCTTTTTTACTTCATATCCCATTGTAATTCCGGTAGCTTTCAGCTTTCTCCAGTCAAAACGTTTCCATGATACACCATTCAGAGCCGCTACACGTTTAATAGAGTACCAGTCCTTGGAAGTATCAAGCTGTGCTTTCAATTCCTCTTCCCGGTCAAGGCTTTCCAAAAGTTGTGCCACAGCATCACGATAAGTCATAGGTACATTCGGTGTAGACTGCTCCAAAGAATATGTTCCGGTTTTGCGAATGGATGGTAGAACCTCTGATGTTATCCACTTTCTGAAATTCTTGGCATTAGGCTTGTCACTACGCAAAACAACAGCATACAATCCGGATTCTGTTACAAACCAAGTTGCTCCTTGACGGGGTAAGTCTAACTTACGTCGTTCATCTTCATCCAATCTATCTGCGACATTGCGACTGTTAGAAAGCTCTAATGCTTTGCAAATGTCAATAAGACAAAACAATGGCTCACCATCAATAACAACAGTTCTTACTTCACCAAATTCATTGTTGCTAAATACTTCTAATTCGTTCATCTCTAATACCTCCCGGAATGATTTGTGAAAGAGTAGAAGAGCATAAAAATAAGCCCACTACCCCTGTTACTGTTGGAGTAGCGAACTTCCAATCTCTTTTTGGTCTGCCTTTATTCCGGGTCTTGGTTGCAATCTAGGCTGTCTAATCAGCTTTCACTCACCGGACGTGATGCAAGACTTCCTAACTGACACATATTATATCATGCAGAACATGGGTTCGCAACATAAAAAATAAGAGCACCCTTGCGGATGCCCTTATAATCCTATATTCTATTGTAATTTGATAACTTCTTTGTTACCCGTCCATAAACTTGTTTCGTATTCCAGTTCAATACTTTGCGCATCCTGCGGAACTACAAATGCAATCTTGTAAGAGGTATTTCTTCCGCTTGAAAGATTAGCATTTAACGAAGAACTATCAACAACACTGTAATTCTGCTCACAATCTGTATTGTCTGCGTAGCACTGGAAATCGTAGATGCTTACATACTTATCATCTTTGCTGTTGTTCTGATAAGAAACATCAATCATAATGTATTTTGTTCCATCAGCAGGAGCGTTCCAACCGTATTCATCCTCATAATCAGTGTAGTCAAGGTCAAAATCATTTATTGTGACTTGCAATCCGTCCGCATCGAATGTGTAACCGGGAGAAATAACAGTACCACTGGGTGCTTCTACCTCTTCAACCTTTGATTCCGGTGTACTTTCTGATACTGCGGTAGAACTTTCTTGTATTGCAGAAACAGATGCCTGTGTGCCGGTAGATTCCTTGTTACTATCGGATACACTATTTACAAACAATGCCATAATGGCAAAAATTACAATTCCGATAACAGAACACACAAGACCTGCGATAGCTGTTCCGTGCTTTCTGTCTTTTTGACACAGAGCAATAATAGCAAGTATCAAGCCTATAATACCTGGCACAATGCCAAAAGCTATACAAGCTGTGAGGATGCTTATAATACCAAGCACCATTGAAGTGATTCCTAAAGGACTTTGTTTCATAGAGTAATTACCCCTTTCATTTTGAATTTTATAAAATTTTAACACATTTGTGGTATTCTGTCGATAAATAGATGTGAAGTATTGAAAAAATTTTAATGTGTTTCTTTTGATACCCCCGTGGGTCTGCATTTTCAACCGAAAATCTCGTTTTCAGAGGTTTTTGAAAGAAAAATTTTCGACAAAATTATAATGCCTTTTTCAAAATACCCCCCGGGGTAGCACTTTTCAAGCTGAAAAATCCGTTTTCAGAGGTTTTTCGCAGATTTTTTCAGACCGATTCAAGGCATGAAACACCTGTTCACTTCTGCGGTGCGAGTCCTGGACCTGTCACACGGTCACCGTGTCGCAGCTTTCGCAAGGTCTCCGACTGCAGAAAGCATGGAATCATACGCAGACCGCAACAGCTCTGCAGATTCCGGAGACATACCACCGGCGGCACTCTCAACCTTTATGACGGTTTCCAGCCGTTCCCCGGCATCCGCTACGCTTTCCATAATGTCATATACATGACCGATTCCCACTTTTCGCATTTTGTATAATCCCCCTTGTAATATTTGATTTTACACCAAGACAGCGCAATCCGTCAATATATCCTGGTCCGGTGGGAAAGTAACACAAATAGACCGCCAGACGGCAGCAGATCCAACGGAACACGACAAAAAGACGGTTGTAAGCCGTCTTTTATCTGTTTTCAAGTTCAAAAATTGCCCACCTCAGGGCGGCTGCTGTCTCCGTGTCTTTTTCTCGGTCCGCACGCTCTAGCAGATTGTAAAGTCTTTCAAGGTTCTTTTCTTTCATCATGGTTACCTCCTTTTTCAATTTTTGGGTAAAATACACCCATAAAGCCATTGCCGGGCATCGCTCCCGGCTGGCATCCTCTACAATGGCTGTCAAGGTTCAAAATCTATAATTCCTAAATAAAATTGATCTTTAAAGTTATTAAAAAAATGATCTTTTAAATCTGATAATGTTTTTTCTCCATTTTTTAACGCTTCAAAATCATTCAACACCATTTCATCAGTATAATTTGCATATTTATTATAATTAATTGATATTCTAAATTTTTCTCCGGATTTTACCCAACCAAAACGACCGGAATTTTTAGCAACTGGATATACACCTATTATATAACCGTATAAATCATTATAATCTTTTGTGTTTTTGTCGTGCCAATCCTCTAGTTGTATTTCTGTGCCGTCAGGCATTGCCGAAATTTCTATAATTTTCATTTTCTTGTTCCTCCACATTTTCAATTTTTCCCGTTTCCGGGTAAAAGCAAGCCGGGGCACGATCCCCGGTGTAAGCCTGTCTTACTTGCTTAATATTCAATTTTTAATTGCGCAGAACCTTTATATAAAAAAGCTGTTTTTCCGTGTAGGTCGCTACAAGTCCAACCACCAGAAATATAATCATTTATAAGTCTTTCAAAATGCTGATAATTTGCACATTTAATATATATCATTGTTTCAGTCCTCCAATTCTATGTAGTATCTGACGATGTACACATATTAAAAGTAAAAATAAAATTTTTCTCCGGTTGCGTTCCATTCTTTGTCTAAGATTTCCATTTTGTATAATTGGCCATTGTTACCGTAAGTGCCAGTAGAATAGAAAAGCTGTGTTGCGCTACATCCTTTAGCTTCTGGATACGCTTTTTTTATTTCTGCGATGATGTTGTTAATTCTATCATCATTAGCACCGCACAAATAAGAGCCGGACGGAACATCTTTTAAGCAGCTGATAAAATGGATTGCATTCTCAAATTGGTAGCAGTTGCCGTCTAACTTGATACCGTCTAAACGCTGACCCTCTGCCAGAAGATTTTTCCGTGAAATTCTTTTACTCATATTGCTTTACCTTTTCACCCGTGTTATAATATGGGTGCCTTTCTTTTTGGGTGCCGGTGTTCGCTTGGTAGGTGTCACCGGCTTTATTTATTTGTTGAGATAACTATAACAGATATAAGGCACAAAAACAAGACGCAATAATATACAAATATAAGGCACAAAATAAGCACTTTTGTTGTACATAATGTATAAGGCACAAAAAGAAACATGATTATATTATAGTAGATAAAAAATAATATTGACATATAAGGCACAAACAAATATAATAAAGATACATTTATATAAGGAGGTGCAAACAATGGAGCGAAAAACAACAGACGCAACAAGAAAAGCAATTTACAAATACGACAACAAATTTGAACGGGTGAATTGCCGTTTTGCAACTGGCACAAAAGACCGTATTAATAAATTAGGTTATAAGAGTGTAAATGATTTTATAAAATTAGCTGTTGCGGAAAAACTGGAGCATGACGAAAAAATATTAAAATAAGGCACAAAAGCATATTGACACATAAGGCACAAAATGTTATAGTGATATCATGATATCACAGCAATGATATCACACAAATGATATCATAAAAAACTAATGATATCACATCAATGATATCACAAGAAAAGGAGGTGCTAAAATGTCGGAAACATTTAACCAAATGATTAGATTCCCGAAAGACCTAGAACCGCAAATCAAAGCGCAAGCAGAAAAAAACGGTGTAAGTGTAAACCAGTTTGTTATAGGTGCCGTGATCACAGCATTGCAACCAGTACAACCGCAGACAGTGACAGAGCAACCGAAAGAAATGCCCGTGACAGGCTCTAGAAGCCCCATAGACGAGAAAATCGCACTCATGCAGGCAAATGAACGGCTACACGCTTTACAAGCCAAAACAGCGGCAGAAAGAGCCGCTAGAGAGCACGGAGAAGTTAAACCAGTTGTTAAACATCCTCCGAAATGGGCAGGTTTACCCGGACAGCGGCCAGATGAAAGCAACGTTGAATGGGTAGAACGCAAGAGGAAAGAAGCGGAAGAAATTTATAAGCAAGGTATTGAACGAATACAAAGAGAAAAGGAGCAGAAAGCATGAAAGGCACACCGGAGCAGATCACAGCAAAGAAAGCCGCCCGGATTCGCTCAAACGTCCGGCAGTTCTTCCGGTACTATCGGGAGCAACTGGAAAACGTGGAATCCGAACGGCTGAAAGAATTTAACCGGGCAGAACTCCAAGCACTGGAGACGGTGCAAGCGGAAACGCTCCAAGCACTGGAGAACATGACAGACCCGGAGTTATTAGCCAGCATAACCGCATACGGTGACAGGGCACTAATTGACCGGATCACAGCGAGAGCGGAACGGATAAGAAGAACAGAAAGAGCAACAGCATAAACAGGAATTAAGCAGGTGTAACAGCCTGCTTTTCTTGATCTATTTTCACTGCGACATTTTAACGTGCTAAATTTTGTAGACAAATTGTAGACATTTTGTAGACGCAGATTAAATAAAAGGAGATTAGATAAAATAAAGGTTAGATAAAATAAAAATAAATAAGTGCAGAAAGACAATGTATAACCAAGTATATATAAATACTAGAGCCGACCTGCTACCACCATACACCCATCTGCAAAAATTACCTGTCTGTCTGTTAAAAAATCCCATTTGTCAAATTTAACCGGATGATATTTTTTAAGCATATGATTTTTATATACTCAGGATCACCGGCAGACATACCACCACAACAAATCATAAAATGCGTAAAAGGTTGTTGTAGATTTATAAATAGGTCTTGTGGTATGATAAAAGCAGTTAGGGAGCCGACGTTAATACGGTGCGAGTGACAGCGGTGCAAATCCAACCCCCCTATGGATATGTAGCCGCCCAGATTGTAACCAAGACCACCGGAGCCGACAGACCGGAACCGATCAGAAGTCACTAGCTGATCACTTTTGTAAATTTATGTTTTACTTGATCTGTGGAGGAGATCAAAAGGCATAGGTTTATTGAGTGATGCTTAGTGATTTTTTTATTGCAGATTTTTAGGAGGTGCAGAGCATGGAAAAAGTCGAAAATACAGAAACATCCCAGGTTTATGAAAATGACATGGAATTATACCTCTCCCAGTTCTGCAAGGATCAGAAAATCGAGGATATTAGGAAAGAGTCTCAAAGCGTTTGGAATGCTGCTCTTATATATATTAAACGCCATGCATTTAATGAGCCTGATTGTCTTAAGTCTAAATCACTTGTGAATACTACTGGATCATTTACAGGTGGAGTAAGTAACTATAACGCTTATAACTATGATTTGGTTAATCGTATATGTGATTATTATATATATATGTGTATGATGTATGATAAAGAGGTATCGGCTATAGGATTTAGTTTATTAACAGGTATAGACAGATATACTATAGCTACTTGGAGAGATGAGGGCACTAAATTAAGTCCATCGTGTTCTGACATCGGCAAAAAGATATCGGATTTTCGAGAAGAGTCTTTAAGCGCAAAACTTGCCACGGCAAAGCGTAACCCTGTTGGAATCCTGGCAATCCTAAATCGTCACTACGGTTGGAACCTTCCGGGAGTATCGAGAGAGCAGCAGAACCACAAGCAAGCGTTAACTGCTTCTGATCTGCCACAGTTAGGCGGCACAAATGGACAAAATACATCAATGTTGACCGATTCCGGAGCGTATGACGATAGCAACATAGATGCGAATGATTAGCAACAACAACGGAAACGTGCAGAAATATGTGATAGTTAAGAATGTAACAATAAAGACTGCGCGAAGCGCGAATTTTGCGCATAGTTGAAAAGCCGCATGGCACACCGGGGGAGGGGGTCTGACAGGACCAGCGAACAGCCCCTACTTAGTCCCTCAAATTTCCTCAAAAATAAAAAGGGTGTATAGGAGAAAAAAACAATGACCGGAAGAGAATATCAGAAATTAGCAATGAGAACAAATGATGGCAATGCAACAGACAGACTTTGCAAAGTGATTAGTGAGCATACATACTCTGATTTTGAAAAGAGAAAAGTAATAGATTCAAAAAACGATGTATCAATTGGCGGTATATTCAACGCTTGTCTTGGCTTATCCGGAGAAGTTGGCGAGTTTAACGACATGGTGAAGAAGTGGGTATTCCATGAAAAGGAACTTGATATTGACCATGCCAAGAAAGAAGCAGGAGATATTTGCTGGTATCTGGCAATGCTTTGTGAATCCTTTGGTTGGAATCTGGAAGAAATCATGCAGATGAATGTAGATAAGCTTAAGGCACGTTACCCGGAAGGATTTGACATTGATCGGGCAAACCATAGGGAAGAGGGTGATGTGTAATGATTTTCATTTACATAGTTTTAGCATGGATACTGTTTCAATTGCAAGCTCCTGCATGGGTATATATCCTGTTCATCATCGGAGTATTTTTAAGAGCAGTAGTCACTGGTAGAGATTAAGCGTATGCAGATATTTGGGAAAGAGATAAAAGACGAATGTTCAAAATGCGGTGAAGTGCTGCAATGCGAATTATTTCTGCAAGGTCACGGAATCAAGAGAGACCGTGAGAACGTTACGGAAATGGTTAGCTGTCAGATGGAGCACCAAAAGAGCAGGCTTGATAAAGAGCCTAAAGAAGATTTGCCAGTTAAGGAGAAATGTGAATTGCCACCGGAGATTAAAGAGATATACACAGAGGTTTGGAAAATTCATAAAGAGTGCGCTAATCCGAAAACGGATGATGACTGGTCGTATCTTATCCGGCAGGGCAATTTGCTGATTAAAATGCATAACAATAGCCAGTTTGCTAAAGCACTGGTAATGGCAATGATCGATGAAATTGAAGGAAGGACAAAGAAAAAATGAAAAATATAATCAGGAAATTCTTAAAAGTATGTTCTTCAACAGCATTACTTACTCTTTGCGGAAGTAATTTTCAGATTGCACGGGATTCCGGCACAGATACAATTTCAAGAGTTCTGTGCATTGCATTCGGACTGATATTGCTGATAGCAAATTATTTTGTGTGGGAGGTAGAGTTAACATGATTTTATTCATAATTTTGAAAATTGTGACAACTGCAGTAATGGCGTTTTTCGCAATAGCAAGTGCATTATATGCTCCAAAGCAGAAAACGGCATCAGACGGAGTATTCTTCTTTGCAACTGCAATGTTTCTTGCATTTGGAATAACTTTCATGTGGGTATAGCTTATGTGGTTACCGGAGATTATGCGAATTATCCCATATCACATTGTTGAATGGGTTAAATTCATAAAGCCATTGTTATTACCGAATATCCAGTGTTGTGTTGGCATCGGATATGTGGCAGAGAAATCAAGGCATCAAGAGTGTATGTAGCCTGTGTGTGGGAAACGAAAAATGGAAATATGCGTTCGACAACACCAAGTTTTTCAAAGTACTGTACACAGGCGAGAAAATTTTTTAGATAAAGCGATATAGGGTGTTTCACGAAAAAATAATCCGGGAGCAGATGGTCTCTCTCCCGGAGTTTAGGACTATCGCCAAGCGGTAAGGCACAGCACTTTGACTGCTGCATTCCCAGGTCCGAATCCTGGTAGTCCTGTTTCGCAGATGTTTTCTTCTTTCGGTCTTTGCCATCTGCGAATATTCCATCTACATGGAAGACTCCTTTCACCTCATAGCGGAATGCTGTTAAGAGCCGTCGCAAGGCTCGTGAGGGTTTTCCACGTAACCGCTTGAAGCCTTGCAACCATATAGCGGTGAAAAACTTTATCTGCGTCGATAAGACGATACCGTGATTGCAATAATCGGTAGGTGGCAGATAGGTGTGCCAGAAGTTTAGTCGTGGTTATACGGCACAGGTTTTGGGGAAATTCGCATAGTGGCGATTGCAGCGGTCTGTAAAACCGTGACATTAGAAACACCGAAGGTTCGACTCCTTCTTTCCCCACGGGGTTGGGTCGCTCCCAACTCAACACGTAGGTGACTGGCGGATGCCCTACATTAAAAAAATAGCCATAAGTGTTGCGCTGTGTCAGCGCCTTAAATGTAGGCATACAGCTTATGGAAACGCACATTGGGATGTAGCGCAAATGGAAAGAGCAGTGTCCTTCTAAGGCATAGGCTGTGGGTTCGAGCCCCATCATCCCAACTTTATCCTTATCTCCACTTAGTCTGGCACTACTGCAATAGTTCAGGTCGATGGGAGATGTATGGATAGTAGTTGTATTATCGGGAACAGAAAACTTTTTGCAAAGTAGAATTTGCAGATTTGAAATGCATTGGCATGGTTTGGTCTGACGGAGTTCGACTCTCCGTGCAACTATTCCCTAGCTAAAACGTAAGCCACATATGTTTAGCGAAAACCAAGCCTATGAAGTAGAGAACAGACAAGACTGTGAGATTGTGTGGATAGTCAGTGACAAGTAGGCGATGCATCTTTGGTTATGGCAAGCGCAAGCCATAAAAGGTTTTACGGTGCGATTCCCATGTATAGCTTCAGTGGTAGAACAGCATCCGCATAGGATGTGTGTCGGCGGTTCGATTCCGTCTGCATGGGTTACGGAGGATTTGATGATGAATAAATTGAAAGACTATCAACCGCAAACAGAAGCATTACGAAATTTTAGTATAGATATTTCCAAAAAAGCGGTAGAAAAATACGCTTTGGAAAATTTTGGAAGGATACCGCAAAGTTTTATTGAAAGAGATTTTGCAAGGAACTGTAAAGTGATGGAAGAAAGCAGAAGGATTGTGAAATAAAATGAAAGACACGATATTATACATCAGTGATAGAGAAGAAAAAGTCGTAAGCTTTTTGAAAAATCTTTTGCCGAAATTACTGGAAAGCAAAAAAGAATATCTTTTGGATTTGAGACATTATATTTTGATAACAGATAAGGTTGGCGTTGTTGGAAAATCATTTTATGGAAGTCATTTGGGGTGTAGATATGGGCATTGTTTATATTACTGCATCGATGAAACAATTGATAAAAACAGAATGACGGATAATGATAATCAACAACTAATGGAAATACTGTTTCATGTTAGAGAAGGAGCAAAAGAAGTATCCGAACAGGAAATATTGTATATGCTTGGTTTGATATGAAAGTTGGTGGAAGAATGACGTGTCATGATTGTGTTTACCTTGGATTTGATAGAAACGAAGTTGTAGGGATGGCTGAAATGTGCAACCATCCGGAAAAATGGATTCCTGGTGCTGGATTTGCTGACAGTGAACATGAGTGCGAATTTTTCAAAAAGAAATCTGGAGTTTCTAAATGGGATTCATATTCCGAAGATGAAAAAGAAAAGGCCCGGGAATATTTCCAAGAATACTATGTTCAAAATCCTGTTGGAGATTTAACATGCGAAAAGGCTTGGGCACAGTTCGTTGAATATTTAAAAAATACTGATTCAAATGCATGATTTGATAGGAGTATTGAAGAATGAGCATGGCAGAATTAATGGAATCAATAACAGATGAATTAACTGAACAGTTGGGATATGACGCATCTCAGCGAGAAATTAAGCAGGATAGCGAAATGTCTCTGGTTGAATTTGCAGAGAAGATTGCACCATTTCCGTTATCTGAATTTCAAAAACAGTTAATTCGAGAATACGAGGAATGTGAGAAAAGAAATTTATCATTGTGTTACATTCCACCAAGAAACGTTGGAAACAATGGTAGAGCATTGTGAAGCGAGGTTTTAATCATGTGTAAATCTTGGGAAGAAGCATTTAAAAGAAGACATGATATTATACCAGAAAAAATTGAAATGTTTAAAATGTCAGAGGAAGAATATGTAAAGAAGACTATGCCGGAACCGTTGATAAGGTTAGAAGAGGAACGATGCAGAAATTGTAACCGCCTTTTAGGCAAATTCAACGGACAGGCTGAAATCAAATGCCCGAAGTGTGGGAAAATCAATAGAATAGGAGAGAGATAATGAGCGATTTGAAAATATTTACCAAGAACGTCGAGCAGGAAGCGGTAGATCAGATTGAATTATTGCTTGCGCAGGATGCGTTCAAAGATTGTAAGGTTCGTATCATGCCGGATGTTCATGCAGGAAAGGGATGTGTTATTGGATTTACTGCAGACCTTGGAGAAAAGGTTATCCCAAACATTGTTGGGGTTGATATTGGTTGCGGCATGCTGTGTGTAAGCCTTGGTCAGACGGATGTTGACTTTGAAAAGTTGGATAATGTGATTCGTTCTTATGTTCCAAGCGGAAGAGATGTGCATGAGGGAAGGATCATAAGATTCGACGAATTACAGGAGTTGAAGTGCTACCGAGAATTGAGAGATACCAAGCGCATTGAACGCTCTATCGGTACTCTCGGTGGCGGTAATCATTTCATTGAAGTTGATGTTGCGGAAGACGGTTATAAGTATTTGGTTATCCATACCGGCAGCCGCAATCTCGGAAAACAGGTAGCAGACTACTATCAGAATCTTGCATTTGAACTTATGAGCGGCAAAGATAAACTGTATGAAGAGCAGGACAGACTTATCAAAGAATACAAAGCCGCCGGAAGAAAATCTGAAATTAAAAATGCAATAGCAGAATTGCACAGGAATTTCAATGCTGTTAATCCGAATATTCCAAAGGATTTGTGCTACTTAGATGGCAAATACAGGGAAGATTATCTGCATGACATGAGAATTTGTCAGAAATTCGCCTACATAAACCGTGTTATGATCGCTCAGATTATATGCAATCACATGGGATGGGGCGTTGATGCAGATATGCCGGATTACTTCGAGTGTATTCACAATTATATCGACCATGATTCAAATATTGTCCGTAAAGGTGCTATCTCTGCCAAGTACGGAGAAAAGGTTCTTATCCCAATCAATATGCGTGATGGATGTA